TCTCCCAGTGGAGTTATAACCCAACCAGACACTATCAATAGCAATAACCACTGATTTTTCCCCAAGAAAATTTTTTCCCCGGTGTTTTTTCGAGAAATCGACCAAATGAATGAAAACACTGGTAGGGAAAACGAGGAAAACACGCTTTTGCCGAAAGAAAATGCCTGGCGAAATTTTTGCCGTGTGTGTTGCGCCAACCTCGGCGACCTTGCATAGGGGGGTACTCCCCTATTCAGAAGGACCCCCCGTCATTTTGACGGTCCCTCCCCCCCTTACTGGGGTGGGAACCCTGCATTTTGACTGGTAGCGGGTGGGGTGTGGGTAGGTCCGTTGCCACCTGCCGCCACTTTCTATACCCTTCCTCGGTGTAACCGGTGGTCAATGGTCATTGTGGGAACAGTGTATCTGGTTATTATCGAATGTCAAGCCTTCAATAAGGAAAGAATTTCTTTCATGCGGGCCGTTAGCTTACTGATTTCAATCTGGTCTCTGACATATGAACCGCTCAAGGTCTGGCCGTAGGACGTGTATGACCGGATGTACTTGAGCCGGCTCTTTAGCTCGTGGAGTTCCTTGTTCAGCTCGTGCTTCATCGTGGGAACAGTGTATCTGGTTATTATCGAATGTCAAGCCCTACCCTACGATCAACCGTGGTATTTCCAATGGGTGGCCCGGTTATATCCCTTGACGTGGGGGAGGATGAAGGCAGCTTCCTCGCGGGCCCAGTAACCGAGGGTCAAGCCATAGACCTTGTGGTAGCAGAGTAGGAGTGAACCGATGGATGGGCTGGTGCTGGGAGCGTCCTTGTCTGATTTGACCAGCGAAGGAGTCTTGGTGAATCCCATCTTCGTGAGGGTGGCGGAGTCAAGTTCACAGTTCATGTGGGAGATATTATAGAGTAATTGCAGGAAGTCAAGCCTTCATCACCATTCACTTCGGCTACGGTCATCTATCTGCCGAAGTTTCCAGATCTCCTGGGTGATGTAGTGCATTCCATCACGAGCGACGAAGTCATAATAATCGGCGTCCCGGCCGCGGAGTGCTTTCCATTCCTTACAGACTTCATTGTAGGTATAAGGTCCTTGATACCCACAATCCTCGTAACCATAGTCGCTTACGATGTAAAACTGTCCATCGATGTCCACGTGCTTGGCGGCCAGCTGTTTCTTAATCTGCCGACGTTCCATCCAATTTAACCGACGTTCTCTTGCAGTCATGGTGAGAGAATACCGCTTATTTATAGAATGTCAAGCCTCGTGGAGAGGATTGTTATTAAAGACTATTCTTGCGATTGTCAACGATAATCTGACAGAGAACCAACTTCATCGTGTCCATGTTCGGTCGACCATCCATCGTCAGCATGAATCCATCTACACAGGCGATGATGTCGTTCTGAATTTTATCGGAGATGTTGACGGTGTAGTTTTCGGTGTTCATTGTGGGGATAGTGTATCTGGGATATATAGAAAGTCAATGACTTTCGGGCGACCAGTTCGCTGCCTTCCTCACCGCCTCACGTTGGGCTTCTTCCCGACGTTTCTGGACTGCTTCCGGTGAGAGGTCAACTGTAGTTGGTCCGATGAAGTCAAAGTTGAACTGTTCAGCGATATGACGTTTGGGTTTCTGTTCGTCTTTCATTGTGGGAACAGTGTATCTGGTTATTATCGTGCGTCAAGGATTATTAAAAAAAGAAAATCGAAACCGGCGTGGCATGGCGCTTACGGGCTTCCATCTCCATGACCGCGTTGATGGCGGCATCCGAACGGACGACGCCCTTCACCACCACCTTCTCAGCACCACGGGCCTGAGTTTTGAATTCCATCACCACCGTCACAGTGTTGTTTTTCATGTGGGATAAGTATGGACTTATTTTAACAGAATTCAAGCCTTTTCTTTGCGAGACTCGTTCTTCAACTCGTTGATCCGGTTATACACACATCGGAGATTGGAACGAACCGCTTCCAACTTATCATACGCCGCATAATTCAGCTTGTTAACCCGTTCAATCAGGTCATGGAATTCCGCCTTCAATGGGTTATTGGCCAATCGGGGATCAGTTGAACAAACACACTGCGCACCCTTAACGCCGGTCAGGCAGATAGAGTCCCTGAGCTCATTCCACTCCCGGCTGACTTTACCGTATGCCTGAAACACTTCGTCGTAACCTTCTTCCCGAAATTGGCTTGAACAAGGAAACGCCTTCAAGACCAATAACTCAATCTTCTTATCTGAACGAATTTTCATTGTGGGAACAGTGTATCTGGTTGTTATAGAAAGTCAATTGGTTATCCAATTTTCCTTAAAGGAAGTTCAACCACACATACCATCCCCTCGAAGGTCGGTAACTCGTCCCGTTCACATGACACTTGGGCTACCGCGGTTAGAATCCGTAGATCCGTGTTTGCCATGAGATGGTTGCGGATAATTTCGTAAACCTCGGCCGGTTGTAGGGTAATGGTTGCTTTCATAAAATTAAACGTGAACCACATTCGTCGTCAAGAGAGTCAGATTAAACTCATCACCCTCGTCGTCAACCAAGATAAGGTCGACTTGGTCAGTGACCTTGACGTTCTGATTCTCTCCTTCACGTGCAATGATGCGAAACTCCAGACCCTCAGCATCCCAACAAAGGAAAAGGAATTCATTGTCCTCATCACCGTTTAAACCATCGGTGCTCGCATACATCAACGCATCGTTGTTCACAATGACTGCTGATGCACCTTCAATCAACTCGTAAGCTTTCTTTAATGGAATGGTTTTCATGTAGGACAAGTGTAGATTGTTTTTATAGAATGTCAAGCCTAGTCGTTCTCGGTGGTCGTCCAGAAAACATGTCCACAATTTTTACAGTCGTCACCACCCTTGACGTGTTTAGGGATTTCCTCACCGCAATCAGGACACTTTCCACCTTGATAATGCATTGACCAGTCAATTTCGTTAACGATTTCCACTGTCATATGGTCGTAGTCGGGTAGTTTATTCGTTGGCATAATCCATCGCCTCGTTCTGATTGTAGTCGGCGAGGTCGTCCGTACCGGAACCGTCGCCGGGCCAACCGGCCTCATTCTCCTCACCGGGATACATACGGGAATCATTGACGTCGCACATTTCCTCAGAGGAGACGTGAGCGAGTTCGTGTTCGGAGTTCTGTGGGTCAAGTTCGTTGTTCATTGTGGAAATAGAATATCAGGAAGTTATAGAAAGTCAAGCCTTCACCGTGGGAAGTCCGCCGGGGAATTCACTTGGAATCGAATGTGCTTCGAATTCCTTCACCACATAAGTCCCAACCTTTCTCAGTGGACGGAGCTTGACCATGCACACTCCCAACCCAAGTTCCTTGATGGCGAGATAGTGGCGGTTTCCGTAGCGGAGGATTGACCTATCCTCTACCATCCATCGTTTTGCAGCAGACTTATCTACACGAATCGAAGTGGTGATGTCCTCTGCTTGAATCAGAACATTAAGTAGAGCGTCAACGTGGGTTTCTTTCATTGTTGCTTTCATGGTGTTAATATACAGTATGCCATTCTTAACACAAGCCTTTTTTAAGAAAGTGAAACTCCGTTCTGGACCCACTACGGAGTAAGAGTGGACAATGAATTCAGTGGTTTCCCACTATAGCCCGAGGTTCTCTAAGCAGCCATCATCTTCCATATACCGATGATACCCAACGGGATAATCGTTACAGCAGTCGCGAGAATTACCAGTGTTCCAATCACGATGACGGCTGCTGCACATACGGTCACCGACACGATTACCAATGGAATCGTCGCTATAAGGGCGACAGTGGCTACGAGGTTGTTCATAAATTACTTCTTTTCAATTATCCGCCAGAAAACCGGCCGCTTGTCAATCGTTCCCGTCCGACTGTTTGCTATGTATGTGTTAATTTGATAAGTTTCCGGCTTCGATTCATCAGACATATCTTTACTGATAATTGTCAAACTGCCATGCCAGATGTCAGCCGTGACCAGCTTTTTGCCCGCATCCATCTCAATGACATTGACCATTGGTGTTCGTTCGGAATTACATCCAATTGACGCCATCGAGGCGATTGTCAAAAGGATTAATAGGGACTTTTTCATGTAGAAATAGGTTATACGATGTTCACCGAAAGGTCAATCTTTTTTCTACAATTTTTTCTACGTTTTATTAAACCGACTCTCTATTTATAGACTGTATGAATGAAGAAGTCAACCAATTTACATTATGGGAAGAAAAAAACTCAACCGATCAAAAACCGACCTTGACCAAGAACGAAGAGAACGACAAATGCGTTACTACTGGAGAAATTCAAATGAAATCCGACGAAAGAATCTTGAACGATACCACCGAAGGAATTTACAAGATAGTGAACAGTGTTAATGGAAAGTATTACGTCGGAAGCACAAATAATTTTAAAAAGAGATGGATATGCCACAAGTATCTTTTGAAGGCAAATCGTCATCACAACACAAAACTTCAAAATGCCTGGAACAAATATGGAGAGAATTCTTTTAATTTTATTATCATTGAATCCAATTTTGATTCTCTGTTATCGTTAGAACAGACGTATCTTGATATTGCAAAACTTAACGTCGACATTTGTTACAACCTTAGTTTCGATGCACGTGCTCCATGGCGAGGTAAAAAATTAAGTGAGTCTCACCGAAGAAATGTATCGCTGGCGTTAACCGGTAAACCAAAAACAAAAGAGCATAACCGTAAAGTCGGATTAGCAAATCGGGGAAAGCCCAACGGAAGGACCAATAGGAAAATAGTCAAGTTTATCAACAATTCCACCGGAGAATCCTTTGTTGGAATCAAGATCGATTTTTGTAAATTACATCAAATAGACCCAAGAAAAGCTTACGACCTTCTTAAAGGCGGTAGAAAATCCCACAAAGGGTGGTCAATTCCACTCTGAAAAGAACCTTGGTTTCTTAATATCCTCAACCAGCCAGGCCCGTGCATAACTTGCCATCTTAAAACTTGGGTTTCCTTCCATGTCGTAAAGAACTCGTTTGTCAGAAACCTCTCCAATTTCTTCCTCCGGATTTACAAGAGAATTTCCTGCCATGCTTTCCGTGTATGTCAAAGTTTCTCCGACTCTTACAACTGAGACGGTATTTTTTTTCACAGATTTCACCTTAAACCAAGTGTTATTACTTTGCCCATATCCCCACGTTGAAACGAAAATGTCACCGACCACGGGAACTTTCTGATTGGTGGTCTTGGCCGGCGTGACGTTGTTGACATTCACAGAGACACCGAAACCGTCGCGAAACTTCACGAGAACATCACCGGTCCGACTCCGGCGGAGAACTTGACCAACGGTGCCGGCCGGATGAACTCGGCGGCCCTCGGTGATCGGGACGATGTTGGTGATGATGGAACCACGTTTGATTGATGTCGTTTTCATTGTGGAAATAGAATATCAGTTTGTTATAGAAAGTCAAGCCTCTTAAATAAGAATCTAATGGGATTGTCCACACCGTCTCCGTTCTGTGGACCAGGTCCGAGCCTGGTCCACCATTCCTTAGCCGCTTCCCGTCCATCGTTGCATCCCCGGCCGGTCCTTAGACCGTAGCCGTCTTCAGACTGTAAACCACTCGAGCACGTCCCTTACCCGACTCAGATTTCATCCGCGCAACCTCCACGACAATCCCCGACTTGATGTCCGACTGAAGAGCGATATAAATTAACGGTTGGGTCCACTTCTCGTTCACCCCAAGCAAATCCTTCATTCCAAACTGAGCGACACTTGGATACACCAACGCGGGCCGTTCCTTCCGTTTGCGGCCACGAACCTTCGGGGTGAGGTCGAGTTTGGCCGACACTGTTTCCTCAAACGTCTCATCGTCAGTATCTTCCACACCGTTCTTCTTGTCTTCCTTCTCCTTCAATTTCTCAACAAACTCGGCGAGAAACGCTTCAGCCGCGCCCATTCCCTTCACTTCCTTCGCGGTGAACCCAAATGCGCTCGCTTTGGGATACACCTCGCGATCTTCAAGTTCAACCAAACCGCCGGGCAACTTATCTCCCGCGCGACGAACCTTGGCGATAAACACCTCGTAACTAAAAAATGTACCGTCTAGTTTTTCACGCCGGTAGATGTAACAGTTCAGTGAAGGAGTCTGGACCTTCTTGAGCTGGACGAACCTCATCGTTCCCATGCATTCGTGATTTGATTCAAAATCAGTGAGTTGTTTCATATGTGGATAGTGTAGGGATTATTTATAGAAAGTCAAGCCTCGCCAACTTAAATCGTGCCGAAGGTGTATTCGGCGGTGAATGAGTGCCGGCCGTTGACCGGAGTGGTGTCGAATTCTTGTTCGACCTTCGGAGTGAGTGACGCACGGATGGCGGCGAGAATCTCCATCTTACCGCGGTAGACCGTCTCAGCCCGCTCTTCGGACGGGATGCGTTGGTTGATGGGAACGTTGAGGTTGGCGATGAGGTATTGGTCGTTCATGTGGGATGAGAATATCACCAATTATCGCAGAGTCAACGTCTTTTTATAGAAATCTTCACTTACCACGACTTGCGTGCTGCATCTGACATCAATCCTGAAATCAAATGACACCAGCCCAATCCCCTACAATCGTGGCAGGGTCTTCGTCACCATCACAATCAGATACATCTACACCGTGAGACGCAATCTTTCTCAGAATCGCTTCTGCGGTCGCCTGAGCTGCGTCACGTTGGATGTCCGCGACAAACGCTTCCCAAGCAGCTGCTTTGTCCGATGGATGTTCTTCTGACTCGACTCTCTCAAGTCCATCCACCAATTCTCGTGCGGTTTTCATTGTAGATTAAACAGATGGATAATCACCGTAACACAAAAGATATAAGAACCACGGTCTTCATCGGTCCTCGGTGGTCGAATGTAATCGGCCACATTCACAACGACGGTGCATGTCCACAAAGCACATAAAAGAAAGAAAGTTGAATTGGTCATAAATTTTGGTGAAAGTGGAAGGGTTTGGACCTTCATTGCCGATCGGCTAAATCGTCTCAGCTTCAATTTAAAGCTGCATAAGTTGACTTAACATTCTTCGGTGTGTCTCTGCACAGCACTTTCAAATGGTTGCTCCCGTTGGCATCGATCCAACTACGGCTGCTGATGAGGCACTTGTTATCAGGTTCGCAGATTATCAGTCTGAACACCGACCTGACACTCAATCCGTATCCCAAGAGGGAGCAGTAAAATTGGTGGACGTATCGTGCACTGACGTCTGACTGGTTACAGAGGGCAGTTCCTTACCCATACAGTTCCATCATCCCGTGATGATGGAACTAGTTCCATCATCCCTATTGGCGGGTGAACCACATCCGCTGGTCAACAATCGAACTGTTAAAAGAATACCAGCACCGACACTTTTTGTCAACACTCAAAGGCCGATTCTGTAAATAATCGTCACGGCGAGAATCACGCGAGAATCACGCCCACGGACGCACCCAAACAGAACCAGATTGCCCTCCCGAGGATGTCCCACTCGGTTTTGTGATACGGTTCTGGGTAGTGTCGGGTGGTCATATCACTCACCGGCTTTTTCCAAGGTTATTGTTCCACAACCAAAACGTCCGACGAACTGCTGGCTGAGCATCTTACCGTCTAGCGTGACGTCTATCAGGTCGTTTAGACGAACGGAGTTCTTCACTGACTCAACTCCGTCATGGAAGATGTCCCAGTTCCCACGTTCCACCAAGGGAAGCGTGATAGTTACTTTTAGATGTGGCATAAATTAAAACGTGACGTTCGCGTGATGGCTGAATTCAATCAGGTTTGCCCACCAACTTCATTCTAGCCTGGACTTTTGCTAGAACATTCGTTTAACGAAACCTTAAATTGTGCCGAAGGTGTATTCGGTGACATATTTGCCGGCCGGCGCCTCGTCAGTGAGGGTGTCCACCGGATCCTTGTCCAGACCAACCTCAGTGCGAACTGCGGCGAGGAAATCCATCTTGTCCTTGTGGGAGTCGAGGAAGTTGTGGTTGGCGACTGAGGCGATGTTGTTCGTGTTCTTCATTGTGTAAATAGAATATCAGGGGTCAAGCCTTAATTTACGATTCCGAAAACACCATTCTTACGGACCAAGAGTGCCGGACGAACCACTGACACCGACACGTTACCGTTAATGCCTTGGTCGCTTGCTTCCCAACGAGCGAAACGCTTGTTGATGGTGGTAACGATGACAGACCGGCCAGTTTCCTTGTCGGTCACTTTCCAGTCACGAACTGAGGGGATGTTTTTCATTGTGCGGACAGTATGACGGAGTTTTTATCGAAAGTCAAGCCTTCAATCCGAGTTTCTTGAATTCTTCTTCGTAATCTCTCCGAACTGCCGTTTCCGACTCAATGGACAATTCGCCGTTTTGGATTTTAGCAAACAAAGCTCTCGCTTTCTTTTCACGATACCCAAGCGAACTAGCACTTAACGAACGGAGAATGGTTGGTAAAAACTTCCCATTTAACAGTTTTGACAAGTTTTGAAGACCATCAGCATTTAGTTTTGGATGCCATGTTGGAAAATTTTCCGACTTACGCATCCCACGTCTATTCTTTGATCTGATGGCGGTGAGGCTCACTTGACCTCTTTTTCCATCTGCTTGAACGCAGACTTAATTCCTTGGAAGAGAACCACAAGCGTCTTGCTCTTGGCAGCATCGCCAAACTTTTCCACCAATTTCATTCGAGATTCAGTCGGTGGACCTTCCCAGAGAATGGCATTTGCCTTCACAGCAAAGTCAAGCATTTTCTGTTCATCTTCTATCTGTTTGGCGTTCATGGTGTATAAATCGACGGGTCTAGTCGAATAGAAAGTGGGGTGTTCATCCGTTCACGCCGGTCAGCCTCAGCGTTGATCTCTTTCACCGTGAATCTACGGGTTTGGTTTTCATGGAGAATGCTGTATCTCATGTCCAGTAAAGGAATACCATCACCTAACCGATTTGTCAAATTATTTCTTGGAATTACATGACACACCAAGTGCACCAACCCCAAGCAAAAATCCGAAGTTATACCAATTTACTGTATTAATCAGAGTCAATGATGAAAGTGCCGTTAATCGGCAAACAACGATATTGGACGTCATCGTGGTCAATCTCATAACGACGATGATGGTGGCCAAAAATAATCATCTTAGGCTTTCGGGCATCAACCATGGATTGCAACAGTGACCGAGTGATGGACCGGTCGTAAATCAACATGAACCGTTCCACGAAGCTCTGGGTGGTGTCGTGACTAACGATGATGTCCTTGTCGCTCCTCAACCATGCGTCAAGGCATGCCGTTGCCTGGCTGTAAGAAAGCTCCTCGTCGGGCCACCAACTCTTACCTTCAATCCGGTTGAATCGGTCAACAGACCTTGCACCACTGACGAAAAAGATGTCCTCAAACTCACCAAAATCACCCAAACAAGCGGGTAAAGTGTTGGCAACAGACCGGTTATCGTGGTTGCCCACGAAGAAACGGAAGTTTTTAGGGGTGTTTTCCCTAACAAACTCCGTCCTCAAAAACCCTATTCCCAAATCCCCCAATTGCAATACCGTGTCGTTTGGGTAAAGGTTACATACCTGTTCTACACGGTTCCAGTCGCAATGGACATCTGATAATACGATCACGTTGAATATCATATCAAAATTACAAAATAAATCAACACTTTTCTTCGTCGTTTTATTCTCCGTCGAACTATTTATTCTTGACAATCAATCATTTATGAACAACGATTTAACACTATGGGAAGAAAGAAACTCAACCGAACAGATGAAGAACTTACAGACCAACGAAAAATCCGTGACCGAAGATTCTACCTCCGACACAAAGACCGACTCAACAAAAAACGACTTGAACGATACTGGGAAAATAAGCGGAATCTACAAAATAATCAACAAGATTGATGGGAAGTATTACGTTGGAAGTTCATCGAACATCAACCGCAGGAGAATCCGACATTTTGATACACTCCGAAAGGGGGTCCATCACAATACAAAGCTTCAGAGAGCTTTTGATAAACACGGGACTGATAATTTCCAATTCGTTTGTGTGCAATTGTTATCTACTGGTGATCTTTTGACGAAAGAACAGTTATATCTCAATGAGTGTAAGATGAATCCAGAATCAAATTACAATATAAAATATGTAGCTCGAGCACCTAAAGGATATAAACACAATGAGGAAAGTAAACTTAAAATTAGAAATTCTTTAAAGGGCCGGATGAGAACTGATGATGTTCGTAGGAGAATAAGTGACGGATTGAAGGGGAAGTTAAAATCTCCGGAACATTGTAGAAATTTAAGCACTTCACATAAAGGAAAACCTGGCCGTCCACATACAGAAGAACATAAGAGATTTGTAAGTAAAATTCACACCGGCAAGATAGTATTAGAAGAAACCAAAAAGAGAATACGTGATGCGTGGAAAATCCGCAAACTCGTTCCAATTTCAGACGAAACTAGAAAACGAAAATCCGAAGCAGCTAAGGGGCGATTACATTCTCAAGAAACGAAGGAGAAAATTCGGAGGGCTTTAATAGGAAACACCAACGGAAAGAAACAACTCAAGCCTTCTTGACGGAATCCACCATCCAGTATCGGAGGTTTTCCCGCCCATCTTCATTAAACTCTTTATCAGCCACGTCGAGAATCAATGTTTGAATCTCTACCATGTTTTTAGGATGACTAAACCCCTGCTTAAAGAGTTTGGTGAAGATCTTCGTGAGAACCCATTTTTGGAATTTATTCATTTTAATTGAGGGCTGATTTATTCTGAGGAACCCGTTTCGACTTTGGGACATGAAAGCCAGTTCCGTTACACGCTTCACATCGAAACCACGCCACGATCCAAAAGGGCCGCGTCGAACGCTCGCCTTTGCCATCACACTTTTTGCAGATCTTTTTCATTGATTAAAAATTGTTGTGAATTCACGAATTGAACGGAATCGGTCACTGCACAACCTGCGGCCACGCTCACAACGCGTTTGTCGTAAAATCCACGAGTTGAACGGGCTCGACCGTGAAGGGTCTGCGACCACGCTTACGACAATTAAAAGAATACCACTTATTTGGCAGGAGTCAACCAGTTATTTTAAGAACACATACAAGTGCCCCAATCAACGCAACAAGACTTGGTGTAACACTCACAGATGGAACACCAACGCATCATTCCACCACAGTCGTTGCACCGCTGGTCAGGATGTTTTCGATTCATCCAACTCTCCGCATTCCGCCGGCCCTTCTTCTCTGCTCTCTCGCGGCGACGTGCAATCTTGTTCTCAGCATTCATAAAATTGGTTGGCGGAGTGGGACTCGAACCCACAAGACACTCGGCTCTGCCATTGAGCTACCCGCCAGTTAAAGTTGGTGACTATACACATTCCACTGGGACTCGAACCCAAATCTCGCCGTTAGATACAGCAGCTCTTCCAGTTGAGCTATAGTCTGCGGTTCCATCACCAACAAATAAAGAATACCATAAAATTAAAAGAAGTCAACCAGTTACTTGAGAAACATCATCTTCCGAGCGTCTTCCAACGACTGCTCCGCTTCGATAAGCTTGCGTGCAACCATAGCAGGCATCGTTACCTCGTCCAATTCACGAATTTTGCGAAGGATTGATTCGATGTGAAGGACGATTTGTTCTTTGTTCATTGTGAAACCAGTTTAGACTGTTTTTATAGAAAGTCAACCTTAAAATATCTGTCCCGTCCACCGCTTCACTTTATGGTCAACGATGTGGCCGTCGGTGGTGGTAATCTTAACGGTCAACAGTTGGTCGGGTTTACCAAACCGAAGGAGATCCTCAACTGCAAGAACCTCATAAACGTGCATCCAAGTGCTGTCACCAAAACGATACACATCCTTGCCCATCACTATGTCACCGACTTTGTAGGTGTAATTCACTTTCATTGTGCGGACAGTATGACGTGGTTTTTATAGAAAGTCAAGCCTCTTGAATAGAATTGTCCACATTCAATCGTTACCTCGGACCAGGTTCAGACCTTAGAGTGTAACCCTAAGCGAACCTGGCCCCTTCCCGGCCGTTACTTCTTCGTGACCTGATAAAGAAGTTTCTTTAGAGCATCCTTATCTAATTCCTTGCCGTCGAGAAGTTGGAAACAATACGCTGAGCGGTTGGTTGTGGAATACGAACTGATGATCTTTTGAGCCGCCTCCTTCCGTGAAAGAAACTTCAGGGGTTCAACAAATGACTTCATTGCTGCCACGATCTTATTTACTTCCTTGAAACCATCACAAATGGTGCTAGTAAAACCTAAAACCATGTTTGCACATTCCCAGTCGAAAACCTCAACTAACTTGGATTGAAACAACTGATAAGAAGGTTGGTCGAATCCAAAGAAAAGATCTACGGTATTTTCAAAAGTCGCATTAGACTTGAAGTGATGACAACGAAGATATTCCTGACCCTTAACCTTGTGGATTTCCTGACCACCCTTGGAATAGATACAAACACCTTCCTTGCCCTTCCACTGTTCAACGGAAGCGATAAGTTCCTCGGTAGAACCAAAGGTGAACATCTCAGGCCGAGGGCAACCGAACTGCTTAGCGAGGGTGTCGCACCACTCTTGAATTCCAAGGCTGTAGTCCTCGTGTTGGATGAAACCAACCAAACGCCACTCGGGTTCAGCACCGTAGTCAATCACGATTCGGTTGACCGGAGAAGTCCACTCGAAAAGCAAGGAAAACGCCCAAGTCTCACCAATCGGTTGAAACTCAAAAACCTTCGGATACTTCGCCTTAAAGGTATCCAACTCGTAGCCGTTGACGAGCTTGTATGCGTCAACCGTGCCACGGGTGCGGAGGATAAACTGGCCCTTATACTTGGAAACGATAAGAAGCGAACCGTCGAGCTTCTCCACAACGACGGTGTTCTTGAGGCTGGCAGGAGTCGGGAAAACCTCAGGCTTCTCACCCCAATTTACAAACTTTTTGAACCCGGCGCTGATAAGTTCTCCAGACGAATTCCAAACCGACGAACGAAAGACAGAATTCTCCTTGGACCAGTTGACACCCATCCTTTGAGGGTTAACCAAATAGACCGTTTCACCACACAAAAGATGTGGAGTAACATCGAACTGAGTCGTGTCAATGGATGATAAATCAATAACCATGTGGACAGAATACTATGGATTTTAAAAGAAGTCAACACTTTATTTCACTTTGCCCCACAAAGTGCTTTGCGGCGCAGTGCTTTTGCATTGTTTCGCTCCCTAGCGGAAGCGTAGCATTGTGAAATTTAGCGAAGCGTATTTCACTCCTTATTCGTGAACGGAGTGAACCAACTGTCCGATAATTAGTGGACAGTTCTGCCGAAACGATTGATTTATTCCGTGGTGGTGAAGATTTCTTTGTCACTCTCCGCAAGTTCAACCACACTCTTGGCGAACTCTTGCATGATACGACTGTCAAGATTCTTGTTAACACGGTCCTCTTTAACCGCTTCACGTTTCCAATGGGGGAGCTTGCTGAGAAGGAATGTGCTGGCTAGTTCGTATCTCTGGACGTCTTTAGCTTTGGTGTTTGCCATAAATTTAATCCTCTCGGTTGGTGTTCTTAAACTTGTCACGACGACGATAGACTGCCTTGGATTTGACGACGCGGGTGACAGGATTTAACTCCCCCCACGAACGTCGAACACTCTTGTATGCCTTAGTGACTTTCATAACAATAGTGTATAATAAATCGATCAGGAGTCAAGCCCTTATTTTATCGATCCCAACTCTCAGTTGTCTCGGGATACTTCTCCGACCAGTTGTCAACTTTACTGTTATCGTCAGACCAATTCTTCTGTTTACCCTTCTTGGGTTTGTTCTTACTCCGACCCTTGAATTGGTCCCTCTGTTCTCCACGATACGTGCGTCCCATAATGTTAATAAATAGTAGTTGACTTCTACAAAATGTCAATGACGAACATAGATGTCGAAATGGGTGGCGATTTCCTTCTTGACAGTTCCACGGTCTTTGGTGGAGAGGCCCGGCCCACGTCCAAGTCGAACGATCTTACCACGAGGGAAGAGTTTCTTGAGCGCAGGTTTCACAACACACTGATAGTGATTTTCTCCCGCAACGGTGTTCATCACCGTGGTTTTGAAGTCGGCGGAGGAACGGTTGTTTGTCACGTCATATCTCCAAACTCCACCCTGACGGTCGAAGTAGAAATTGAATTTTTTCACCGCGAACGTCTCGCTGTCATAAACATACACGTCACGTTTGTTGAAACCAAATGCGACTTCATTGGGTTTCAGATGGGAAGGAATGTGAACTACCACACTTGGCTGACCGAGTTGGTGCCGAACAAGGAGTCCCTTTGTGGTGAACTGACCGAACGACGTATCAATCTGTGATTTCATTGTGGAAATAGAATACCTCAGTTTTTATCGAATGTCAAGGAATATACCAACGAGGATCGCCGTATTTGGAAATGTATTCACGGGTGTCGTGTCCTTCGATAACGCCCCTCTCTTTCAGAACGTTAATCCACTTCATAACCTGTTCCATCTCAACGTCATCCTTGAAGATGATTAAGGAAGCGATTTTGTATTTGAGTTCTTCGTTCATAACTTAAACTCCAGCAAGGGTTTCCAAGTCACCGTAGTTGGTCACACCATCATCCTTGAAGTGAAGATCTCTTTCGATTTTTAAACCGAACGGTCCCTTGATAGCCTCAACTTCCTCACGGGAGAACAAACCGCCCCACTCTACAAATCCCATCCCAAGGCAGCCCCAGCCATAGAGGATACCGTCTTCCTCACCCGTCACCAACCACGTTCCAGCACCCCAAGGGGTGAACAGCTTGAGGACCGGACGCTTGTGGTCGTAACCACACTTCGACAACTTCTCGTTAATTTCCTTAGTGAACAGTTTCATGTAGGACAACTCTATCACTTTTTATAGAAAGTCAAGCCTCTCTTGTGGCGGAGTCAAATCCGTGAAGATTCCCACCGATTGGCAGACCAAATAGGCGAGGAGGAATGTTAAGAAGGGATGTTCTCCCATGAATGTCAAGATGTCTTTCATATGAATCTGGAGATGATTTTACAGACACTCAACCACAGCCCAAAATTCCGGGGTGACGAAAGCAACCGAGCCGTTGCCGAATTGGATTTCTCGTGCACCCGGCGGCCTTCGCCGCGTCGCAAATGTCAATATCGGTTTCATCGTTCTGGAGGAAGGTAACGGTTTCGTAGGTGGGTTCATCGGTCACCTGGTCAAAATCAACCACGACTTCCAACTCGACATCTTGGAGGAACTTAATTTTCATTGTGCGATCAGTATAGAGGGTTTTTATCGAAAGTCAAGCCTCAATCCTTGAAACTGCCCTCGAACTTGTAATCTCCGTGGTTCAACGTATAGAGAGCGGACCACATCGAAACCTGGCCGTTCCCCTGACCGCACAGAGCCTTTGCCTCGGCGATTTGATTCCTCACCAAGCTCTCTTCAACCAAATCCCACCCCGAAGAACGACACTGAAACCACTCGCCGTTCAACTTCACGAAGTCGTTGACAGAGAACGACCTACACTTGCTCTTGAGGAAATCTTGGTGTTCCTCGCCGCTGCCAGTGTTGAACCAACCGAACACCTTTTCAAGAACCTGCGACCGAGGAACGTTCAAGTCGAGAGACAACAAAAACATTTGAATGTCGTCAGCCTGTTGTGGGATAACCACTAGAATGTCGTAAATCATTGAGTGGACAGTATGAACCAGATTTTATAGAAAGTCAAGCCTTTAATCTAAAACAAGATACCCAACACCTTTGCATGTGGGACATTCTTTCTTTGTAATTCCTTCATCTTGACCGTGATCCATAATCAACGCGATTGGAAGTGCAACCGTAACAAAAAGGCTCATCGGGTTAAATACGACCCTCCGGCCTTTACATTGTGGACAGACGCATTTCATTTCCCGATGTTCGCCATGAGCTGTGCCTTGTAGAGTGTCACAGCCTTGGAACCAATCGCCTTCCGAACTTCCTTGGAATCAACGACTTCCCCGGCGCCTTCCCGGAGAACATCCTCGGTCATATTCTTGATTATCTGAGGGATAGACGCCATGGAATGACCCGGAATCTTGTCGAGAACGTGTTCAAGACGCATCGGGGTGACCCACTCGTTTGCGACCTCATCGGCCTTGGAAAGAACCGCCAACTGAGCCGGGTCGACCAAGATGTTACGCGGGGAGGCAGTCTCACGGAACTCGTCTCGCTTGTGTTTGACGATAACCCGACCGCCGTGATTCAACGTCATTTCCACCAAAGGTCGGACGACGACGCCTTCACGGGGTTTGTCCTCAAGCACGCCGTTTCGCTTACCTTGTGTGCTTGGTGCATCCCGTTCAGCATCCAACTCCACGAAGTGCTTGATGCCATCCTTCTCAACTACGTTGGTGAGGGAGATTTTCTTGTAATAAACAAATTCCAACCCGAGGCTAAGAACCACCTTTTCAGCAGAAGGAACGTCTAACCACGATTCGCCGATCTTTACGTCGAATGCCACGAACTTTAATTCCTTGCCGTAGGTCGCCGACATTCCCTGCTCCTTGCCGCCATAGCCCTCACCAAAGACAGTGATGTCCTTATCCACGGGAAGGTTCATCGCCTTGAAATTAGCGATAAGCTGGTCCTCGTTGAAGAGGGCCCGGAAAGCCTCTGCCTTTGTCCCACCCGAGAAGTAACGGATTGAACCGTCAGAGGGTCGGAAAGAAACATGACAACTCGTGCCATGAATTTTTTCCAACGCATAGACTTCTTTGAAGTTTAGAATAATCTGTGCTTCGGGGCGATATAAATTAGAAATATGGAGGTAACCCGTATGCTTCTTCTTTCTCTTTAAGGATTAATTTTATTCGTGTCAACTGTTCACTAAGTCGTTTTCGTATGTCACTTTCCCAAACGACAATAGTAGTGTATCCGTATTCTTTGTAGGCATCAAGCTTTATTTTATCCCTTGCCCACTGTTGACCAACTGTCCTCTTGGTTGCTGATATGAAAACGTCGGGATTCTTGTATTTTTTAGGATTGCAATGATAAAGATCGCCGAAAACCTCTATGATTACCTTTATCTCATGGTTTATTTCGTCGGGAACAAACCCATGAAAGACCTGTTCAGACTCAAATCCCTCATACAAACCATTACTGATTAACGCAGTCTTTAGTTCCTCCGAAACTTTAGAACGTCCACAGTCGGAAGATTCCACCAATGACTTAACAATAAAATTCTTCCGTTCGTCAGAATAGTTTTCCCAAACATTCTTCATCCTGCCAACTCTAGCTTCACAGATGGATTTGTATTTCTCTGGGTCAGACCTGAATGTGACCCACTGTTTTCGGACTCCTTCTGATAAATTTTCTGGCTTCGCACACGATCTGGCGTATTTTCCCAAAGCACTTAATTCCTCTTTTGATTTACCTTTTCGGTAGTCTATCCACGATTGAGTTGAAATTTTCTTTCGACATTCTTTACATGTCCCTCCTCCCCGTTTAAGACAGTTCTTTTCCTGTGTTTTCTTTATTTCTACTGAGTTGGGACAAAGGCGACAGTTAGTGGTTATGTAGTAGTTTTCAGCTGCACGCTTTCGTTTTGATGAGTCTGCTTGGCGTTTTCTTCGTTCTTCGGTTGTCATATGTAGTTGTTCCATATAAGTAGTATCACGGAACCCCAAACCACACAACTCCCGAAGATGTTTACGAGACTTTTTATGAGAAGTCAAGTTTCGATTCTTAATTAAGAAGCAGCAAGCTCCAACTCCTCAAAATTTGACATCACGAAGAGAAACCGTTCTTTGGTGAGTCCAGTTGCTGTGAGGGCCTGAGGAGAAAACATATTCCATTTTCCGCCGGAGCGGACTTTCTCGAAACGTTTCCAATCTGAGATCTGGTGGTCGGTGAACTTTTTGATGTTTTTCATTGTGTAAATAGAATACCACCCATTTAGAAGAAGTCAACCGAAAAGATTAAGAACTGGCCAACAAGTCGAACAGATAACCAACAACACGACTCATGAAAGGACACGGGGCATGAATTCCGCTCGGTTTCCCGACATTATGATGGTTTTCGTAGGGCAGGTAAAATTAGTGAGCTGCCCGTTTGACCAGTTCTTAATCTTTTCCGAAGATGTTTCCGAGGATCTTAAATCCAACTCAACTCACAAGATGCAAACCACTTACGTCAACATCTGCACCATACGCACCATGTTTTTCCGAAAATGTCTCAAAGTTCAACAAATCCCAATCTTTGTTCAACTTGTCACACATCTGGAGAAATGGTTTTGTCAACTTATCCCAATTCTTTACCGTTAACCAAGGAATGTGATAATCTAAATGCATTCCGGGATTCTGTCGTGGACGAAAGTGCAACCACAATCCCTTTCGGTTATCCATGTAAAAGAATGGGAAACCGTCCCAGTCGAATGAACTACCGTATTGATCTTTAGGGAACCAGAGCAAGCACTGCTCTGGAGAATAAGACATGAAGTGGTTGTTGGTTTTCCAACCTTGTCTCTTTAGACGGTCAATCACCCACTTCTGTTTAGTTGTCGGAATCATCGAGGATGATAGTCGCTACGGAGAACCGACAGAACCATCGCGAACTTCTTCGGAATGTTACCTCTACGAGAAGACATACGAGTGTAGTTAGTGGTTTGGTCGTAACTCCGACCATCGTTCGGGCAACGATACATCGTATAGACACGATGACCGTTATTCACGAGGGCTTTACGGAAACGACGGTAAGCGAGCTGACCACGGTCGTCGTTCTTGAAGACCGCGAGGGTCTGAGTGAGCTTCGTCTTACGTTTCTGTTTCACCGAGAGACTTCCGTCTCCATTGTCGAAGTAGATTGCGGCAGACGTTTCGTGATATATCGGTTGATTCATTGTGGGAACAGTATAGACTGATTTTAGAAGAAGTCAACACCAATCTTAACCGGCGGAAATGACTAAATTGACCCGTTCTTGGTCACCCGTGTTGAATCCCAGATCTTTCTGGATGATGTAGAGGTCCTGTTGGTGGTCATCGAACGGGTGGCGAGCCAACCGAACATTATATGCGTCCAACAACGCATTCAAGTCTTTTAGGAAAAATTCTTTCTTAACCGATGTCCCAACATGGCGACCGTAACCAGACTCATCAAGCGCGATATTCATTGTGAAAATATAATACCATCCATTTAGAAGAAGTCAAACAGTTATTTTGAAAATCCCCTTCACCATCCCACGAACACGTTCCTTGTCGATGATTGCCAACTTGTTAGCAAGATCCTTGATGGCACGAAGTTCGGCCTGACCAGACTGCCAAACCCGATGGTCGTCGGACATCTCGTGGTGAACATCGTGAGCCTTCACCATCTCTTCAAGCAGCTGCCAACTGGACTTGAACATCGGCACGTCACGGAGAGCGTGCGACAGAAAATTTGGATGGAACGTCTCGTTTAGAGAACTTACAAAAGTGGTCGCTTGACATTCGTGGAGAAATTCAAACACCACGGCACGGTAAGTCGGAGTCTTTCCAGTCCACTCCTTTTCTATTTTCGGCGTTGACTTAGCGAGAAACTGAAGATACTCGATGGTTCCCGTTGAACCGAAGTATGGTATTTGAACCGTCACTTGTCACTTTCTGTTATCAAAAACGCTCATAAATTAATTGATGAACCGAATTCCGACCACTTCCATGACCGATTCTTTCATTTCTTGACGAGTGAACCCCTCACCGAACGTGCCGAAATCAAAACCGATTCCACAGAGCTTGTCGGTCTGACCGTCACAGTAGCCTTGGACCTTTGTCCACCCGTCGATTTGAATCTCCGTGGTAACTTCCGCCCTATCCTCACAGAAGGGACACTTGAAAGAACACAGATATTTGTCCATCGGACGTCTCATACGTTCAACCAGTGTAGGGTATTTCTATAAAAAGTCAAGCCCAACTTTATTCAATTTCGTGTCCCATGACCGTGCGAGGGTTTGGAATTACACCAAAAACCTCCTTGCCGCCGTCGGATCGAGGATTGAAGGTGCGGTTAAGTTCCATTGACTCACACATGACCGCGACCACAACTTTATCGTAAGGATGCCCACGGGTCTTACAAAACTCGAAATCCTGCGCAGCCTTGGTCAAGTTAAACGTCTCACATGATTCGTCACCCTCACCATTGAAAAAGATTCGACAGTCATTGATTTCCGGAGAAGTTCCTTCATCACCGGACCCGTTGACAATCGGAACCGTGGTGTTGGAAATCAGGTTACGGGTGAACGTAACGAGCTTTCGCCACTCTTCGTCGGTGAAACCCCTGTGATCCCAGTACTGAGTATATCCCATATAGTTTTAGTTTGATTGTTCCGACTTCCAATAGATTAACCGACTTTTTATCGAATGTAAACCGGTTTCATCTTCGATTCGTCAAACGGTGGGAACGTCATAATCACACCACAGGTCTGCATCTTTCCATCACGGAAGTATTTCTTCCAAATGTCTCCAGATTCCTCACCTTGACCAGAAAGTTCAAAGAGCACGTCCGGATAAATCTTGGAGAACTTAGCAACCTCTGCCTCGTGGTCATACCACTTACAGAAATCTTGTGCCCGACCTTCGGCATCAACCGCGTAAAAGAAATCGGTGTCAGCATCTTGACGAAGTTGGATCTCATCAGAAATCTCATCCCAAGTGGTTTTTGACTTTTTGCAATCCCATTTAAGGGAGTAGGTGGTGGAGTAACCCATAAATTACTTTCGGTTGGCAGCGTTAGTTGGTGCCGTAACGAGAAAAATCCGAATACATATTGTCGTAACGCATCGCCACTTCCTTCCAAGTCAATTCCACACGGGTGTTCGGAGTCGGATGAAACTGACCAGTGAAGTAGAAGAAACTGCCCTTCGAGTCGTCGAGCTCCCGACCGAGGAACTTCATGTCCCGAACAACTGCATCAAAGGAAGGGGTCAGGTAAGCGGACCCGTGGTTGAGGTTGTGCCAGTCGGCGAAGGAAGCGTAGTTAGTGACGTTGTTCATTGTGGAAATAGAATACCGTGGATTTTATAGAAAGTCAACTGAGAAAACCAAACCAAATCAACTAATTGCCGAAGTTGATCGACTCAATCTGAGACACGTCCAAGGCAAATTCACGGAACTTACTGACACTGAGCAGATTACGAATCTCGTTCTTGGCCAACGTCAAAGGGGCAGATTTGACCGACTTGAACACACCGGGCGTGATCACGACTTTCTTGGACGCCAGTCCGAACAATTGCAACGTGTTGTCGTTGGTGTTGAGACTGATTCCGTTTCCGATGGAGATGTAAACATCTTTTTTAGTGTAATCGTCGTTTTGTTGGCCCAGGGCGTGGGCGGCTAACGTCTTTTCGAGACTAACCATGACTTCCCGAGCGGCCAATACCTGCAATTCATTCCACTTACCGACATTGGTCGTGGTGAGGGCAGCCAGTTCTTCGACGGACTGTCTGACCAATTCGTGATAACTCATACCGAGGATGACCGTATGTCGAGCAACCTCACCGGAGGTTTTGCTGGTGTAGGTAAACGATCCGAACTTGCACCCCGCATTGGGAGCGAGTCGTGATTTGACGGCCGCGGCGATCTCGGACTTGATGGTGTTGTCTTTCATGTGGGATGAGAATATCAGTTTATTATCAGGAGTCAATGGTTTATTAAAAAAAGATTTCCATGAATCGACATTGACTTTTTATAAATGAAGAGTAATCTGTCCTCGTAATGAACGTCGGCGGCAGACGATAACTGCCTGTGAGGTGATCGAACACCGAGAATTTGTGACCACGGGGAGCGCACATCACTTTATCGTTATCTTAAAATAGGTTAAAATAAGTCTTGTGTTTCTGGAAAATGAATGATAATCTATTTCCACAATGAACAACGTATCTAACACCGAATCACTCGTTGAGTTTTATCATCTCCCCGGCCTCGGAGTCAAAGAGACGGCGACCATTCTCACCACGGGCACACACGACAGTTGCCATGCGATGTATTCTCGCCACAAACGGACCAATGAAGTGTTAGGCGACACCGAGGGCTACCGCTACATCATCCTCCCTACGGCGGACGCTGAACGGCTGGTGAAGGCGACCAACTACGAATCCGCCAAGGATTTGGCCGAGTTCCGCAACAAGGTCTACGGTGAGCCGATTCCGGCCGAATTCGTCAAATAGGGCTTGAGTTTTTTTAATTGTCTGATATTCTATTTCCACAATGAAAGTTACCCAAGTTCAAATCCGGTCCTTCCTCAAGAAGAAGTTGTCCACCGATGAAGCATGGGCCCTCCGTGCTCTCGTCAAGATCCACGAGTTTCAGACGCTGTCTGAACAGGCCGCCGGTATCACCCACGAAGCCAACTCGGTGGGCTTCAGCGGATGTGATGCGGAGTTTCTCACGAGTCTGAACCGTCAGTATCTCACCCGCGGAACTCTCAGCCCGAAGCAGATGGGCTTTGTCTTCAAGAAAATTCACCGCTACTGGGGACAGGTCAAGACGCTCATCCCGGCCGAGAAGCTGGAATCCTTGGTCGCGGCCGACCTCCAACGTGAATGTGCTCATAGTGAGTCGGCTGCGATGGCCACGGCTTAATTCCTCAAAATTCACTTGATTTTAGACAACAAACAGTTATTATAAACACCTATGGAAATCCTCGGCATCGACTCTAACGCTAAAACGGTCAAAGGTTCAAAGTTTGGTTATCTGACTGGAATCTCATACCTCGCTCCCTCGGATGAATCCGGAGTGGCGAACACCTGTCCAGATGCATCAGCTGGTTGTCGTTCAGCATGTCTGTTCACCGCCGGACGTGGCGCGATGGATAACGTTAAAGATGCCCGAGTCAACAAGACACTGGCCTTTTTCAAGAATAAGAACGTTTGGATGAAGCAGTTGGCGTTCGAGATAACTCGTCTGATTAAGAAGGCAACGAAGGAAGGCAAGACTCCGTGCATCCGACTGAACGGCACCAGCGACCTTCCGTGGGAACGGGTGAAGCTTGATGGGAAGAACATCATGGAACATTTCCCGACGGTGCAGTTCTACGATTACACAAAGTCCATCGCTCGGATGCGGGAGTTCACTGGGGGTACCCTCCCGTCGAACTATCATTTGACCTTTTCTCGTAGCGAGTCGAATGAAGTCGAAGTTGATGAAGTTCTCGCTGCCGGTGGGAACGTTGCAGTGGTTTTCCGTGGCACGTTGCCGGTGACGTTCAAGAGTTACAAGGTCATTGACGGTGACGAAACAGACCTCCGCTTCACCGACGAAAAGAACGTCATTGTCGGCCTCACTCAGAAGGGACGGGCGAAGAAGGACATCACGGGGTTCGTGGTGGAGCCGGTGTAGGGGGTACCTCCCGAACGGGAGGTTGACATATTAGGAAAGTGGTCTATACTTATAGAGAGTCACGCCCTTGTAATTTAATTGGTAGAATTCGGCATTCGTATCGCCGATGTATAGGTTCAACTCCTGTCGAGGGCTCAGTTGTTACTTTAACGAAAACGGACATTTTATGATTAAAAACGTGAGATTTTTGAAGAATTTGACCGTGGATTGTATTGATGACGGTAAGATGCCTTCGACTTCCGACAACATCTCTTACAGTCGAGGCAACATCCGTGAAGTTTCATCTATAAGTCAGCTGTCCGATTCGTTTATGAATATAACATTGTCAAACGGACTTCTTCTGCTTGACGTTCCAGTAAACGCTGTTATCATCGAAGGATGATTCAAGATCTAAATCCAAACAACCAACAAACCCAACCCCGCGTCACCCTCAAAGATACTGCCGAGGTAAAATGTGACGAATGTGGAAATACCGCCTTTACTGAAGCGGTTATGATGCGCAAGGTGTCACGAATCCTCACGTCCACGCCGAAGGATTCTTATGTTCCAATTCCCGTGTTCCTATGTTCAGCATGTGGACACCTCAATGACGAGTTCCTACCTGCTGAGTTGAAGGCCACCCAGTCGCCGAGTCTCATCGCTTCGAAGTGATATGTGGTCTAGGGGTACCCCTCCCAGTATAGTCCTATGTTTAATAAGTTCGTTCTCATTCAAATGGAAACTGAGGATATCCCGCGATCGACTCTATATCCTCCTCTCATCAGTCACGCGGTTGAATATGGATACATGCCAATATGGGAGGAAGCGTGTAAGTCTCAATTGGGAAATTCAACGGGAGACTCTACGAGAGAATTTCTCCTTGATTTCACAAACTGAACATGACATACTCGTTTAATGAAATACGTAATCAAAGTAACCGAACCAAATTACCGACCAGAAATCGTCACCGGCGTAACAAACGTCACCGCCCTCGTCTTCACCGCCGAGTTGACGGATGAACAATTGCGGAAGCTCGGTTATGATGCACGGATTGAATCGGTTGAGGAAGCCCGACGTGCATCTAATTTCAACCTCCGTTGATTCTAGTTGACTTATTTTAAATCTACAGTATTCTTTTAACAACATGAAAACACAATTCACCATGTCGGTTGAGGAAGCGGAACAACGTCTCCGTATTTCAATGGCTGACGTTATGCCGTATAATGACAATGAAATTTCTGTCAAGATCGTTCTCCCCGACGTGGCTCCGATCCACAATCTCCCACTCAACTGTGCTTCCAAGATTGACTTGATCAAGTTGGTCCGGAAATTATCGGATGACTTGATCGATCAGCGGCTCAATCTTTCCGCAGGAACAATCGGCTCAATCGGTAAATCGTATTTAGGTTTGGCTGATGCGAAGGCGTATGTCGAGAACTTTATCAAGTCGAACTGCCCGCCGGAGGAAGATTTATAATGGCTAATTAGACCAAAGGCAGAGTCAAGGCACTTAAAATGCCTGTGTTGTGGGTTCAAATCCCACATTAGCCACCAATTTCTAAAATGATTCTATCCGTGATTCTTTGTAGGTGAACGATTGACAGGTTAAAATAACCTGATAGAGTTGTCCTAAGTAAGTAATAAACAAATAAAAACAAAACACATGAACCGAGTCCATTCGCTCCGCAAGTCAGGCAACAAGGTAAGCGTCACCCACCGACGTCGTTATTTCGATCCGGTGAACCAACGTTGGGCGGTTCTCTCTCGATACGAGCGATCGCTTTCTCCTCTCCCCGAGTTTGTCACGGTTGATCAACACGGCGGGGAGACGGAGGTTACACTCCGCACCAAAGACGGCCGTGAACTTCGTTCGGTCGCGAAGTGTTCTAAGAAGGACGCTTACGTTCGTTCCATCGGCCTCAACTTCGCTCTTGATGGACTTTTGTTCGAGGCAACCAAGCCAAGTGTGCCTGCTACTGTTACAACCGGGGGCACCGTGGTCCACTCGACGATCGATGGGTTTTATATGGTGGCCGATGGTAAAATCGCTCACGACCTTGTGCATAGGAGTTAATTTCTCCGTTTCATATAAACGGAGTGGTGGAGGCAAAATATGTCGGGAGGGCAATCCAACAACTATTAGGGTTGCCCTCCCATGACAAATGGACATGAAAAAACCGACCTGGGTGATTATACTTGGTCGGTTCTTTTGTTTCTGGAGCCCAGGGTTTGAATCGAACAAACGTGACTTCATTACGGGTGAAGCATAATGCCATTATATGACATGGGCGTGCGGAGCCTCCTCAGAGAATCGAACTCTGTCAACTTCATTACCGGTGAAGTAGGCTACCATTAACATCAAGGAGGCTTAAAGATCTACAACGAGAGGGCTCGAACCTCTGACTCCGGCAATTAGTTGGCCGGCTATGTTACCGCTACACCATCGTCGTAGAGAAATTGATGTGGATTTCACCGGCCTCACAGGCCGTTTGTTCCCTTCTGGGGGTACCTCCCGTCAAGGAGATATTTCTAACGACAGAAAACCTTCATCTCTTTCACAAACTGGTAGGCCTGCTTGGATTTGAACCGAGAATACAGCGTTCGAAGCGCTGCGTGATATCCAGTTTCACCACAGACCCATTTTAAATTTTCGTATCAAGTGCTAGATATAGCTCTAACGACTGACGAGATGATTCACCGTCCAAATACCTGCGAACCAACTCTTTGAATTCATATAATTCGTTTAACGCTGCTTTCCGTTCCTCACGGGCGTCAAGCAAGTCGAGTTCGATGTCAGTGGGATTCTCTTTAAAATAAACATCAATGTTCTTCATCAGTTTCCTCCCATCATCTGAGCTAACTCATGTTGCCAGATGTGTTCGATGTGCTTGGTTTGCTTTGGTTCACCTTCATCGTCCACCCAGTGATGTGTCCAGATTATCATGCTTTGAGTCCCACCATCAATTTTTCCGGTGGCTTTAAAGTAAGTTTCGTTATTTGCTGTAATCATATGATTTGAAAGTAGCATAGTTACTATCGCTTTCTTTCACTGTGCAACGAATGCAACTAACCACACGTTCAATTTCAACGTCACACAGTCGATTTGCTATAGTAAAAAAATAGTGGGCAAGACCTTCCGAAGATGCGTCAGGAACCACCGTCACCCGGAACAATTCCGGGAGGTTTTGTAGCTGTTTTACCGCTGGATCAAATTCCGATACAACCACCGTATCCTTCAACTCTTTTAATTTATCTTCAAGCTTCTGAAAGGAGTTGAAGTCAACCACGAACCCATTACAGTTCGGCTGGGTCGCTTCAAACTCAAACTCAAACCCCCAAACATGTCCGTGAATATGGGAAGGATTCCCATCACGAAGGAAGACACGGTGAGTGAATTCCAATCCGTCATATCTTTTGATACAGGTCAACATACCTCTACACTTTACCACGATTTTATCAACTGTCAACGAATGGTTGCTGCGGTCGGATTTGAACCGACGATGTGTTATTCCGCTTCATGAGGGCAGTGCAATCGGCCACTATGCGACGCAGCAATGAGAAATGTTACGGGAAGACTTATGACGAAGCTGCTCCTTCCATGCCACCGTATTGGCGCAAATTGACCGATGGGATTTCACAGGAAAAAATCTAGGAAATGAAACGAGACTTGATTTTTTTATAGAAGAAACCTAATCATTCTCACATACATCCGAGCCTTAGTCGTTTTGTATGTGATCTATCCATCGGTTAAATTGTTTTAAAATAACTCGGTGGGCCGTGCTGGATTCGAACCAGCGACCAAGGCGTTATTGTGAATCCACAACGACGTGGATTCAAGGAGCACCCTGCTCTAACCGCTGAGCTAACGGCCCGTTGATTAACTTAATCGAGAAGCGAGTAAAGCATTCCGATAGATGAACCGACGAGACGACTGTTGGCATCATACGCCTTACCGTCACGATCTCGCCAGACACCGACCAACCGTGAATTGCTGTCATACAGCCTCGCGTCACCGTTGCTCTCGGTGACAAGTGAACCGCGGAGTGAACTTCTGTTGTCGTAGATATTTTCTCGTGCCATAGTGTTTTTTATTAGTTGACCGTCACCAAATTCTTTTTCAGTGTTCTTTTTAGAACAGTTTTTTCGCTGAGGATGTCCCACTGATTCTTCCTATCCAAAACCTTTCGGATTGCGTGAAGAGCATCATAATTAACGAGGCTATTGCCTTTGTTCGGAAATGTATCAACGACGTTCAAGATGCTGTTGATGTGGTCGATTTGTTCAGATGGTCGTTTCATGTAGGACAACTCTATCACTTTTTATCAGATTGTCAAACTTTTTCATCATCTCATTCGAAGGTGGTTCCACCCGGATTCGAACCGAGATAGCGCTCCAATCTAGAGCATATACAGATTATAAGTCTGCCATGTTACCGTTACATCATGGAACCATTACATTTTAGGACCAATAGTTCAAGTCACACTTGAACAACTACACCGAAATCAATCTTTCACCAACGTAGCCACCATTTTAAATTTGGAAACCGGAACAAGTTCACAGACACTAGAGGTTTCGTTAGTTCCGTCTTGAATACATTCTTTAGCAAATCTGCTTGCATCACCAATAGTGTAAAACACAATATCAGAGACTTCACACTCATCAGAGACGACTACGTATTTCTTTTTGTTTTTCATATAAAGTAAGTGTATCACCGATTAAATTGGTAGTCAATGAAGGAATCGAACCTTCGTGAAAGCCTTATCAAGACTCCATTCTACCATTGAATTAATTGACCGTGATGAAAACCACGCCTACGTTGTTATCATTTCCGACAAAATGGTGCGACCGGCGGGACTCGAACCCGCGACAAAGTGGTTAAAAGCCACCTACTCTAGCCAACTGAGTTACAATCGCATTACTACTACTATCGACTCATTCTTAAACCCGCCTCGTATCCGTGTTTGTATCCGTCAACGTAATTACGTTCTTCACCGATACTCCAATCCGAGGGAAAGTTAAACTCAGTCTTCTCACGAAGATTACTTGAAGCATCAGAGTAACCGTCTTCTTCTCCGAACTGCCACGCTTCAGTAGTTGATTTCATGTAGGACAACTCTATCACCAAACGATAAAAAGTCAACAGTTAAATGGAGCACCGTGTAGGAGTCGAACCTACTTGAAACTCTTTTGCAGAGAGTTGCCTTGCCGTCCAGACCCACGATGCTTAATTTCTTCTAACTTAAAAACCTTTAACGAATCTATCTTTCTGCTATCTCCTTTTTTGAAACAAGACTCGATCCATTTTATCATTTCGTCAACGGAGTCTAAATTTTTCCCACAGAAGACGTCACCAAAATCCTGCTTTATTTTTGGTTTGGTTTTGGTGCTAATTAAACTGCACGAAATGTAGTAGCCGGTTTTCATCTCCAATAAGATTACCACACTTTTTATACTTGTCAAGCAGTCCCTGATGGAATCGAACCATCCTCGTATCTTTCAGAGAGATCGGTAATACCACTATACCAAGGGACTATGGCTGACGTAGATGGACTCGAACCACCGAAAGACAGAGCTTCAAAGGCTCCCGCAATAGCCGCTATGCGATACGTCAATTAGAAAATTTGGCAGCGTGCTAGTAATTTACACCACACCCACGTAAATTCTTCGGATTCGACATCCTTACGTATTGGGTGTCCGGACTTTAAACCCCGGAACTACTGCCTTAATTATTAAAAATGGCCCTCACAAGACATCCTTTCGGATTTGACCTGACCACGTTTTATACGAACACTCCTTTGTTTGGAGCCAACGGGTTTTATAGGTTATCTCTATCCGCTTTCTCGGACTCGTTTGGATTATAAATGGTGGATGTGACAGGACTTGAACCTGCAACTTTTCGGGTAAGAACCGATTACTCTACCAATTGAGTTACACATCCGTAGGACTAACGTGGTGCACCCACCCGGACTCGAACCGAGATCGCAAGTCTTAAAAGGACCGCATCTTCCATTTGAATTATGGATGCAAAACCGACTGGAGCCTCTTGAGAGAATCGAACTCCCGTCACAGAGGTACAAGCTCCGTGTAATGCCATTATACTAAAGAGGCGGATTAACAAATACGGGGTGGCTGACGGGTACTGCCCCCGCTTGGATCGCTTCACAGGCGATGACATTACTTTTATGATACAACCACCATTCTAACCGACGGTGCTCATGGTAGGACTCGAACCTACATTTAATCCAATTATACGCTAACTGCTTCGTAGGCAGTGCTAATACATGAGCAAACTAACTAAAGGTTCCGAGGGAATGAAAGCACGTCTGACTCGTTACCGAGACTTTACCCTGACGTAGGGATAGGTGGCAGTTTGTTCTGGTCGCCCTCTACACCAGTTAAATACGGCTCCCAAGGAAGGACTATGCACCCTCTCGTCACGTTTAACAGACGCGCATGCTACTTTAACATTACTCGGGAATAAATTACGTTCGTTATATCAATTTCAATTTTTTAAGTCTCTTTTTTACCGCAACATCGGAACAACCCACTATCTTAGAAATTCCTAAGAATGACATCCCTTTAACTCTATACAAATCATTTAAGTCAAATTTGTTCCACTCAACCGAGTGTTTCAGTGTAGCTGCACATTTCAATGAACAAGTTTTTTGAGAATGAAACTTCTCCGTTCCACAGACCGGGCAACTATTATAACATCTTTTCTTTCGGTCTTCTTCTTGAACTTTTAAATAGTCTGAAAATGATTCGTCAAATCGATGTATGTCATTCGGCACCACCAATCCGTTAAAATGAATCTCACCGTGACAATTTCTACACACAAGAACGCATTTTCTAAGTTCTTGAACGATTCTATCCCAACTCATAGGATTGGCACGAACCTTTCCTATTCCAAATTCCTTTTCCAAAGGATCTAAATGGTGGAGATCTAAAGACTCGTCACATTTATCGTAACTACATATTCCACATTTACCTCCAAATGACTGAACTATTCTTTCTTTTGTTCGTTGTCTCCATGATTTGACTTTTTCGGCATTCTTATTCATGGTAATAAGTAGTTAACAAACTCTGTTAACCATACTATTTTTGGCTCGGGCGGCACGACTTGAACGTGCAGTTGCTTTCGCGGCGCATTAACAGTGCGCTGGGTTTACCATTCTCCTACACCCGAATTAAACTAACAGGTCCTCATAGTAGGATTTGAACCCACAAGACACGCTAATCGGGCGCGCATGTTACATTACATCACATGAGGATAGACACAAAACACGATTAAAGTTACTGCGGGATATACGGGAATCGAACCCGTTCTTGCACCGTGACAGGATGCTGTTGCTAAACCATTACACTAATACCCCAAAACCAAGGCCCGGATTACTCGAATCGAACGAGTTCCTACTGCTCTTCAGGCAGCCGCGCAAACCATCTACGCCAAATCCGGATTGAGATTTTTGACCTACGTTGGTAGCCAAAGCATTCCTGCTCTAACCGCCCGGACCTATTCATTGGACCAGACTCTACGGTCTGACATCTTTTTTAGGGGAGACAGACTAAAAACCCCGAAGTTTACCAAACTTCAAAAACAAAAAACCGTCAACTACTTTCGGAGGTTGACGGCGACATTCGGAATAAACACGAAGAATCAGCCGTTGCCTCCTTGGCAATCGCGCTTAATAAAATTGTGTTTAGTTGTCATCATTACGTCAATAAGTATAGACCGAGTTTTCTAAAAGTCAAATCTTTTCTTTTTTTCTTTTCTGTAGCGGGTCTTGGATTTGAACCAAGGATCTTCACGTTATGAGCGTGACGAGATGGGCCGGACTTCTCCAACCCGCAATTCTAAATGGTAGTGTCGGGGGGAGTTGAACCCGCCGTTCTTCGGTTGAAAGCCGAGAGTATTAACCGTTATACGACGACACCATTATTTACTAAATTTGAGAGTGTGCTATTGTGCCAAAGTAACGCCCTAATCAGAACATACTGAAAGGTCTACCACAGTACGAAGCTTTAAATCGTATCTCGAACGTATGGGATGTTAACCACTCCACACACTTAACTCCACGGTTAAGCGGGACTACACTCTTTAAAAGATGGGCTCCTCTAACCCCACTTCCTCTCAAACTTCAAAGATCAACCGACTTCATTAACTATACACCATCTTTTACTTCCGTCAACTACTTTTTACGGAGCGGGCTGATGGAGTTGAACCACCGATTGAACCTGGATAGGTCCCGTGTTACACTACACTAAGTCCGCTTTAAGGGATGAATGGGTGGACTTGAACCACCGGCCTAGGCATCCATCGTCGCTTTTGCGGTGTCTTCTACCATCATAGACGTGCCTTGATCTACCAACTGAACTACACTCATCTGGAGCGAGATATGGGAATCGAACCCATGCGCCAAGTTTGGAAAACTCGAAGGCTACCATTACATCAATCTCGCGTCTGGTGCTTCCGGTAGGATTTGAACCTACAACTTCAGAGGTAGAAACTCTGCACTCTAGCCAATTGAGTTACGAAAGCATTACTATTTAAAGAACAACCCCAATATATAGTATGAAATTTGAAAAGTCAACTATTTTTTCAAGATTTGGGCGATTAAATCTCCAAGCTCATCGTCGCAGTCCTCATCCGATGTCGGATTACGGACTTTGATTGGTTGGGGAGGTCGTTCAGCTGCAATCTTTGCTTTCATAACGACGTGTTCCGCGTCCCAATCTGGTTCAGTTTTCATATCTATGATTATTAGTCACGAACATTACGCAACTCAGCAGGCGTGTATTCGACCTGCTTCACCACTTGATACTTTCCGGTCGGAATCGGAATGGTGGAGTGCTCTTGGTGAGTCAAGTCAGCCGCTGGTGCGGTAACTTCGATGTAATCCACCAACGCATCAACGTCAGAAGCGTAACCGGTGGCTCCCTCATGGATGGTGTGGTGATGGCCCGTGACTTCGCCAAGTGCGAGTGTGACTCTCTTGGTCTGCTTGAGGCCAGTTGGGATAGAGGTGATGGGGATGACGAGAACGTCTCCCTGCCGATAGATCTTTGACTTTTGATTTTTCATATTTGTTATTTTCGTTCTAACTGTAAATATCATATCACCTGCGGATTTCACTGTCAACCATTAAATTTCTTGTTTGCAACAGTTGCATGAAGTCCCCAATAATTCCGACCGTCATTCACACCAAGTTCCTTCTTGAGTTCATCTGCAAAGTCACAATGAACTGGAAGCCAGACGTTTACAGCGGAGATGTGAGCATCCTCGGGATACACATCAAACTCAACGACTTTACCGATATGCTTCCGAGCCTTAACCCAATTAACCTTATGGATTTTTGGATTAACGATAGTGACGTGCGCTCCGTGAGCAGGCAGTTGAAATTTCTGACAACGATAGAAATGCCAGTCGACCAGTCGGTGATAATAACGAATGAGGTCAATGTTCGCAATAATACGAATGCCGTCTGAAACTTGAAGATATCCGAAGGTCTTGAACATGGTCCTAATTTACCATCATTTTAAAATAAGTCAATCCGCAATAAATTCCACCGTTGCAGCCCTCGTTTCAGCCCTCGTTGCAGCATCCGTTGCAACCCACGTTGCAACCTCCGTTGCAACCCACGTTTCAGCACCCGTTGCAGCCTCCGTTTCAGCCCTCGTTGCAGCCTCCGTTTCAGCCCTCGTTGCAGCCTCCGTTTCAGCCCTCGTTGCAGCATCCGTTTCAGCCCTCGTTGCAGCATCCGTTGCAACCCACGTTGCGGCCACCGTTGATTTATTCTTCATAAAAAGTCAATCCTCAACACATTCTTCAAGTGCATCTCTCATGAAATCATCCACTTCCAGTAGAAGAATTGGAGGAGTTACTGGGTTAATTTCATATCGGACATGGGGATGAATACGACGGACAATATCCACATCCATATTCCATGCGGGATTTTCCGTCTCACAACTAACCTTTGACCGGTCGAAACATTCATCCATATCGTTGTTTAATAAGGCCAGGGATAGGTTAGGAACAGCTTAGGCGGTCAGTTTGACCTTGGACATAAGTGGGTGATACAGTATGATGCGTTTGCAGTAACTAGCCGGTCCATCTCGTTCAACCACGAACATTTGGCCGGAGAAGGTCACGAGGAGGTAATCCGCCGTCTTCGGCCCGTCTGAGAAGAGGAGGTTTACAATCGTTGATTTGATTACATCGGCGGAATCAAGTTCGATTGCGTCAATATCCTTGGTAACGTCGAATTGTCCACGAGTGGTGTCGAAATATCCGAGATATCGAATGGGAAGGATTTTAGAGACGATGTTCATGTTCAGTGAGTCTATCCTAGATTTATAAAAAGTCAATCCTCAATAAATTCCTCCGTTGCAGCCATCGTTGCAGCCATCGTTGCAGCCATCGTTGCAGCCTCCGTTGCAAACTCAATTTTTGTAGATGGAAGTTTCATACACCAAACAGTCTAATTCCACTCTTGAGGTCATTGTCATTTAACGTGCTGAGACAGTCTAACCTCCGTTGAACTTTCTCACAGGCTTCTTCCTCAATTGTGTTCGCAGAAAAGATTATCTTTTGGAGACATTTGGTTAACCCGCCTTGTCTAGCAATCCTTCCCAAAGCTTGAAGTAGATTTATGGCACTAAATGACGGAACCAACATCGAATGTCTCGGATGTTTGCCGTTCAAGTCATGAAGGTTCACGCCCGAGTTTCCCGCAGCGAGATTGACCAACATAATCCGTTTGCGGTCAGCGTTGAACTCATCAATGTCGAACTGTCGAACCTTGTCACTCTGACCTCCGACAATTTTAGAAATCGTCTTATCCAATCGACTATCCGACTTCAAACGTTCCTCCAGCGACATGAGACTGTCGGTGAAGTTAAGGAAGACGACGGGAGAAATACCCTCGTCATACAAATCGACAATCGTCTCGACAAACGCGGGAATCTTCAACAACTCAGTCCGACGACGTGCCTCCATGATGATAGCGAAGATGTGGCCGGAATAGTTCTCAGCACGGGCATCGAGCTTATCCAATTCCGACTGCATTATTTCATAGACGCGATTAATCTTGTCGGTGTTCTGACCCATGTCAAACGTCTCCGCGACAATATGATTCTCGGGAAAGATTCCTTTGAACATGTCCACGGTCATGCGACTGCCGGAATTCTGAAGATTGAAGAGAGAGTTATGAACCTCGGCCATTCCTTGTTTAGCTTTGTCCGAGGACATGTCGATGGTCAACCCACCGAAACGGTTCACCTCAGCACCACCACTCTTGCAGAACTTAGCGAAGTTATAGCCGGTATGGAGGTTGGAAGCGAACCCAAGGGCTTTCAACTCAAGTGGATTGGTGGCCGCAGTGGCACTCATCGACAACAGTTTGTAACCGTGATTTTTACAGGCCACGAGGAAGTCGCTGTTGAGGCTGGTGTATCCCTTACACTTGTGAACCTCATCCATGATGACAATCGAACCGACGGGGAAATGAAGGTGAACGCCGAGGGATTCCCAAGTTTTCTTCTTCTTATGTTCCTTCTTATCATACGTGAGCCACTTGGTATTGCCACGGCAGATTTTCTCGTAGTTAATTACCAACGCACCCTTGATTCCAAAAGACTCCAAGACACGTTTCCAAGCCGGAATGACCACCTTTGGACAAACCACGACCACCGGAACGTTCAGTTCCTTTGCGAGCGCACACGCCGAGTAAGTTTTACCTGTTCCCGTCGCGCTGAGATCGATCGCATAACCGTTTAAATAAATGGAATCCAAAAGTTTCTTCGCATGTGGTTTTTGAGGTTCGAGGAGAGAAGAGTTATTCATGTCTAAAGAGAATACCACGGGTTTATAACAAGTCCACAACTATCGTTATCAATCGTAGAGAGGATAGGAGGGAGTCCGCTTGACACGTTTGCGTTTAGTCGCACCATTCTTCTTGAGCCACCTGTGAAATTCTCCGACCGTCAGTTTGAGACGAGACTGAAGTTCATCGGATGCGACGTTGAAATACGCGCCGCCGAAGTGATGACACTTGTCTTGGAGAGTGATTCCACCCTTGCGGACGGAACAGATTTCTACATATTTAACCTCGGAGAGTTTAACTCCGCAGGTGAACCAATCGGCGAGAAGTTTAACGTTTTTCTTATCTTGTGCGTTCATCGTGTTACCAGATTAACACCAATTTAAAATAAGTCAATCCTCAATAAATTCCTCCGTTGCATCCCACGTTGTATCCCACGTTGCAGCCCTCGTTGATTTATTCTTCTTAATCGGAGCGTTGAGTTGAAGTTTCATGTAAGGAAATCCTACCACCAATGTATAAAAAGTCAATCCTCAATAAATTCCTCCGTTGCACCCCACGCTGCAGCCCCCGTCGCATCCCACGCTGCAGCCCTCCTCGCATCCCACGCTGCAGCCCTCCTTGCAGCCCTCGTTGCAGCCTCCGTTTCAGCCCTCGTTGCAGCCTCCGTTTCAGCCCTCGTTGCAGCATCCGTTTCAGCCCTCGTTGCAGCATCCGTTGCAACCCACGTTGATTTATTCTTATTAGTCATTATAGATTACAAATTTATAATTCTTTAACAACGGGTAGAGACGAACATCTTGTTTACTTGGGGTGAATTCCCAACCGTAAACCTCATTGCACTCGTAGTCGGCAAGTTCCTGAAAAAGAGTCACAAGGATAGTCCGGCCACTGGAGGGATTACAGACCAAGAATCCTACATCTGCGGCATCATCGTAAATTCGTTGGAAGAAGTTGAAGTTACCAAAGTCAGATGCTTCTGCCACAAAAGACCGAGTGTCCTTGTTGTGGGTGAACTGTTCGAGCGAAATCGGATCGTTAAGTAGAAGTTTCATGTAGGACAATCTTATCACTTATTTATAAAATACAAGCCTTATTTAACAGAAAGGCTTCGAGTTTGTCGTCCTCGAAGCCTTCCCACCACCTCCATGGCGTAAATTAGAACTTGTCACCCACTGACACGACTTTTGCAGCAGTATCCACCAACACACCGCCGTCCGCATCGGCCGCCGGGGTGACCACAGGAGCGGTCGCCGGTAGATTAACCAACTTGCGGTAAGAACCGATGTTGACGCGTTTGATGGGAGTCTTAGACTGATTCAATCCCGCGCGATAACGGGAGCCCGAACCGTGCTGCGCCGCATCATACGTCTCATCCACGGGAATGAAAACGTAGGTTCGCTTTGAACTAGATCCCTTTGCCGGACGTCCACGGCCAACGGGCTTTCCTTCGAGAAGGACGACGCGTTTAAGAGTAACCTTGGTCTTGGGGCGGCCCGGACCACGCTTCACGGTTTCGGTTGCCACGACGTTAGTGACGATTGCGGTTTCAGTGACAGACTTCATGTTAGTTTTAACTTTCTTGGATTTTAGGAGGCGGTTATCGCCCCCAACACTTATTACTCTACTACTTCTTTTATATTTGTCAACCGATTATCGGAAATTTCTTTACTTTGTATTTTTGAGGCGGCTGTTATACTGACGCCCGAGGTCAGTCAATCCATATTCCGGCTGGCCCTCAGAATCGTAGTTAGCTACCTCAATTAAACCAAGTTCTTTCAAATTATCCAATGCACGGTAGATTTCTTCCCGTTTCACTTCACTGAGAAAGGAGCGCGCCTGTTCATCGTTTAAATTGGACTCGGCTTTAATCAACGCCAGTGATTCAGAGTCGGATAACAACACATCCTCTGTGTTGTCTACAACGACACGTTCTACCTGATCACCGTCAACATTTTCCATATGGGCCAACAGTTCTTCCACCGTGCCCATGAATGGAACAAACCCGTCCGTCTTACGAGTGTTATTCACAGACCACCAAACTATCCTTATCCTTGGTGGATGGTGCAACTGAACATTCTCCACAGTATTGCTTCATACCACCCAGGAAATCCCATCCGGCCATCCACGCTGATTTGTGATCCTCGTAAGTGCTTTCCTCACCACATTTAACACATTTGCATTTAATCATAATTTACTTGGAGAAGATTTTGGATTTACCACCTACCACTTTATCAACACGAAATCGTTTGAACTTCTTATCATCGTTCAGGTCGTAGCCAGTGATATAAGCATCATCATTTTGATCTGTCACTTGAATTTTACGCCAGATGTTTTTGGATGTGACACCGTAATAACCACCGAACTCGTCCCGAGCGGGGTAAAGAAATTCCACAATCTTTTTGTCGCTTGGAATTTTCGGAAGCAATGTTCCAGCATCGTTATTACCTTCGTAGGTGAGAGTCAACACACCGTCAACCAATTCGATGACATAGTTGTATTCCTCGTCAGCAGCATTCTCTGGATAGAGGTAGAATCCACCAACACCGAGTTTGAAGTGAGCGACCAATTGAGCTGCCAAACACTCCATTCCATTCGCACTCTTTTCAGGTTGATTTACTACGCCGATTCCATCGGTGACGGCCATTCCTTCGAGGAAGGCCACCAACTCAGCACCATGTCCCTCTGGATACCCATCCATCTGACGATACATTGTGAGGACGGTCTGATCCAATTCATTCTTAACTCTTGTCAAGCTTCTTGTTCCCATATAACAGTTTGTTTTTTTAGTTGTTTGTATTGCTTACCGAAGACAGTCTATCACGTTTCAGACAAGTGTCAACCGTTTCAGCAACTGGAGCGAGTGAAAGGATTTGAACCTCCCCCTCCGGTCTGGTTAGACCGGCGTGCTATTCCAAGACACCACACTCGCTTTAAAACTAATTCTTACACCGTGTCGCCGTCATCACCACAGTTGTTACAGTCGTTCGGGTGTGTTCCACAATCTCAACACAAACAATCACAGTCGCCGTCGGTGTCACCACAATTAACACACTCCTCGAAACCATCATCCATGCCCTCATCCTCGGTGTTGATGTAGGTGTCCGACATCGGCAGACGTTCCTTCAGTTCGTCAACCACAGTGTAACGCCACGTGCGAAGTTTCTGACACTCACAGTCGAACGGAACCGCCACGACATCGGCCGGGTCAATCTCCACAACCATCAGGTGACCCTCGTGGCCAGCCCAATCACTCGCGTATCGGAGACTTCCTGCGTGAAAGCCGGTGGAACACGCCTGACGAGCATCGTCATCCACTTCAAACCGTGGCATGGAGAGCTTCTGGCCAACCGAGTTATTGAACTTGCCGGTGTATTTATCGTGGTAGTTAGCACGAACACCCTTGTAAGCCCGGAAGAAACCATCGGAGGTCAACGGCATATTGCGGTGTTCAAGGAAGGCGTAGAGTTCAGTCACCGCCCGCTTGGACGGATTCTGCAACAGACGTTCAAGGAACTTGAAGATTGGAGTCGGCGGCAACCCCGCGTCCATGAACTGAACAATCTTCCCCGTGGTGTAGTTAGCGACCGGGTGACCATTGAACGTCACGGCACCATGACGGACGGCGAAACCACCGTTGCCGAGGTAATCGGTGACTCCTTTAGCGAGGTCGAACAACGACGTGAGAACGGCCACGGTGCCAACGGGCGAGGTGAGCTGTTCGACGATTTCCTTGAACTTAGGATGGTCTGACGCGGCGGTGAGAGACTTGCCGGGGAGATGCACCGTGACGGAACGACCTGGGTTGATAAGATACGGAATGTTCATTGTGTTTTTGTTTATTTGTTTTCTTAACTGTTATTACTCTAACCTATTTTTCTACTTTGTCAACTGATTACTTTTTGTTCACCGTCGAATCTACGAAGTTAATATAGTCGATGATTTTCACCGAAGCAGTAGAGTTGCTCGAACTATTAAGATACCTCAATACATAGTCATCCACAAGAGAAATCATGGGATAACGGTCAGCGATTTCTGAGATGTTATTAACCAGCGGAAGCAACAGTTGGTCAATGGTTTCTTCGATCTTTACACAATCCACTCCACGGCATTTTCGGAGGAATTCGTATATCACAGAATCATCATTCATTGGCTTACTGGTATTCACCGTGACCTTCAATTTATTCAACAGTTCCAATGTATTTCCGATAAGACTGTTCCCATCGACAAACTTGACGGCCAACTTAGACATCGTATTGACAAGTTGTAAGTCAACTGATTTCGATTTATAAACCATACAACTCGTTGTAAATAAATTGGTATTGCAACGAAGTTTAAGCGTCACCATGTCAGAGAAAAACTTCTCCTTGTTAATGACTTGATTCACGAAATACTCGGCCAGAGGAATGAAATAATTGGAATTCAATTTATCCGAAACAGATTTCTTCACCGCCACAATTTGAGTTGGAACGGAGAATCCCAATCGGTCGGCAATCTCTTTAATGAACTTGATTGCATTCTTCGGCGAAGAGTTATCACCAAAGTCACACACCTCATAACGCTCAATTGTGATATACGGCAACTTTGTCGTCGGCTTCTTAGGAACAGAAACCGGCTTAAAATAATCGGAATTGGAACCGTAGGTCGATGTCATATCAAGAGCGAGGAACTTACTGCAGTTCTTATCGGAGTTGATGGAACGGACGGATGGCTTCTTGAGAGAAGGATAGATGTCTGACATCTTATATTCCTTCAACGAACTAAGTTCAGTCATCGGCAAATCAAAACCCATACGGCCACACCAATCGGCGAACTTGATGCGGTCAGTTACAAGAATCACCATAATGCCTTGGAACGACTTTCCAAACGGATTGGTGGTCTTCTCAATCAAATTCACCACCCGATTACGAACTTGGATGGGCGTGAAATCACCCTCGCCGGCCGTGACGCACAGGAACTTCTCATCACACGAAATGCTATAAAAGTGATTATTCTGCATTCTCACACGACGACTTCCTCGCCGGCCCCTAGCATAAAACTCAACTTTGAATCCACGAGCAACAACATTTTCACCGAGACTATATTCGCACCCTAACGAAGCATACTTGGGCGACAGTAGGAATGAAAGGGTATGATAAGAGTGATCGTAACTGTTATACTTGGCACGAAGTTGTTTCTTCTCGTAGTTAGTAGGAAGAACGTCGAATGCCTTATCCATAATGACCGACAACTCGGAACGAACACGCTTGAGAATCTCCCAGATTTTGGCCAATGTCTTGTCGGTGAGTTGGAGCGATTCGCGGTTTGCCGCCACGTCCACGTCACCGATTGGAGACGAGAGAACCAATCCGAGGTTAAGCATACGAGAGATGTTATGGGATTCGTCGCTGTCAATCCCAAACAAATCAGGCTTCAACTTTGAAATCTCAGGCAAATCATACGGAATGTTGCCCATCAAAAACTTCGGCTTCTGAGTAGAGTGGCGGTCGAACTTTGTGGGAAGATACCAACCCCGTCCCTCAAATTCTTTTTCAATCTTGGGGAGCTCAATGTTGTTACCCTCAAAGATAGGCGTGACCCTCCAATGGGTGAAGAACTTAGCAGCCTTGTTGACGAAAGTATCAATGTCCACCGATTGAATGGGAATCTGAATTTCAAGACCATTTTCCTCGGTGGTGGGTTCGGAACCAAGTTCAACGAACTCACCCTCGTTACAACCGCCGGTGTGACAGACGTAACTCTTGCGGATACCATTAAGGAATGAGACGATGGTAAAAGACTTTCCGTAGGCGAAGGCGCTCTTGGAACCGATACCAAACATACCAGCCTCGTCATTGGAGGCATCCTTGGTGGATTCGCCGTAGTTACAGAAAACATTCCAAACTCGGTGTTCATCCATGCCCGGACCGAAGTCACGAATGGCGAGAACCGGGTTGAATCGGTTAGGGAGACGGACGATGATGGGCCGGTCAGGACAACCGGCCTCAACGTGGGCGTCCGATGCATTTGTGGAATACTCACGAAGCGGAGCCAATTCCTTGTCGGTGTAGAGAGTATCTTGGAGAATACTCGCCATCTTACCGAAATTTCTGACCCCCAACCGCTGTGAACGGAGAGGAGAATTCAAAACCAAACCAGTCGTGTCTTTTTGTTCAGCAATCATTGTATTGAGTAGTTGTTCGTTTAACTGTTACAATCCTATCAGACTTTTTATCGGAGTCAACCACTTATTTTAAACACTGACGATTTCACACCCAATCACGGATGGAAAAAATGAACGATAACTATCGGAACCGAAACGAACGTTGACCCGCCCGGTAGAACCGTCATGCCGCGGCACTTCGAAGCCAAGGACTTCCACGAGTTCGCCTCGGAACGTGAGGAGTTTATCACCGACATTGACCATCTGACCATCGATTTCTTTAACGAGTTTGTGTTTCATGTAGGGAAAGTCTACCCTAGTTTTATAAAATGTCAATCCGCAATAAATTCCCTCGATGCAGCCTCCGTTGCATCCAGCGTTGCAGCCTCCGTTGCATCCATCGTTGCAGCCTCCGTTGCATCCAGCGTTGCAGCCCACTTTGAAAGATATGTTACATCCATAGAAAAGTCAATCTCTTTTTTTATAAAACGCCGACCAAACCCAAAGAAGTAGGACGATGCCGGTAAAGATAGACACCGTTAGTTCAACAATGAAAAACTCATCATTCACACGAAATGATCCTCAGAGATCTCTGGGATTGATTATAGAATAGATAGTATCGGGTTTTCTAAAGAAGTCAAGAATGTTTTCGTTTTCAATGTTCTATTCTCTATTTATTTACATGGGAAGAAAATCATTAAATAAGACATACGAACAAATACTGGCGGAGAATCGTGTTCGATCCCGAGAGTATTATAAACTCCACCGAGATGAAGTCAATAAGAAATCTATGGAACGTTATAATAATCTAAAACAAAAATCAAAAGATGAAATCAGGAATATACAAGATAATCAATAAAATTGACGGTAAGTATTATGTTGGAAGATCGGTTAATATGGACGGCAGAATTAAACTCCACTTCAAACTATTATCCCGAGGCACACACTTCAATTATAAACTTCAGAATGCATATACTCAATTCGGACAAGATAATTTTAGATGGGAAATTGTAGAACAATGTTCATCGGAAAGGTTGTGTGAATCGGAACAAAGATACTTGGATGAGTGCAAATCCAATCCCAACCTAAATTATAACATAAGCTACTTATCCGATACAATCGGTTTAAACGATGAAGTCTATCACAAAATTTCCGTAGCAAACCGAGGAAGAAAATTCACAGACGAACACAAACAAAAAATTAGTGCAGCATTAAAGGGAATTAAACGAAATTCACCGTCAGATGAAACTCGACAAAAAATGTCCCTTGCACACCGAGGTCGTCTTATGGGAAAAGATAATCCCATGTTTGGGAAACGATTCTCCGACGAACAAAAATTAAAATGGTCAATGGAAAGAAAAGGAAGTCTCAATCCAAATTACGGTGGAAAACTAACTCAATTGGCTAGAGATAAAATCTCAAACACACTAAAAGAGAAATATAAATTAGGAGAAATTAAAATAATCAGAACGGTGGAATCCATTGAGAAAGTCTCCGGTATAAAGAATTGGGGATCGGATAAAAACACTTATACATTCTATAACACGACAACCAAGGAAACATACACGGGACACAGAATTGAATTTCAGAGAAAATATAATTTAGATCCCAACTGTCTGTCAAAGATGGTTCACGACAAACAAACCCACACAAAAAACTGGGTTATGTTAAAGAAGGAACCACCCATTTCGGATGGTTCTCTTCAATTACCGTGAGGATTTATGGAAATTTTACGTTTCAACCTCACAATTATAATCCTCAGGTCGTTCAAATAACATACTTCCGTCGGCTTTTCTCCAAGTGGAAGCAACAGCAGCGCGAGCAGTCTTCAATCCCGCATAACTCTTCGGGTCCACGCGTATCCAATAATCTTTAAAAGTTCCATCGGGCTCCATAGTTGCATTTGTGACGCGGACCATCATTAGGTCTTCGTCTCCACCCAACGACTTCTTATACAGTGTTCCGAAGTCATCCACGTTGACGACCTCGCTGTTGGAGTCGAGGATGAACTTCTCACGACCATAAACGTCAATCATCACCCGTCGAATTTCAAGGTTGGATTCGCCTTCGATTAGGGCCACCGTCAGCTTGGATGGGTTATCCACGACGAATGCCGGAACCCGAACGCCGTTGACCGAGTAGAGAGCCGAACCATCGGACCACTTACAGAAAGGCGCGCCTTCTCCATGAGGACGATTCTGATCGTTGACGGTCAAAACAGTCGGGCGGTCAGAGAGGATACAGAACTTCTCATGGACCACACGAGGACCGGAGAGTTCAGCCAACTTCTCATAACAGTCCCAGTTTGAATAGTCGATGTCGAGCTTGGCGACGTGACGGAAGAAACTGAGGTAGCTCACCCATCCTGACCACTGGTTTCCACCGTTCCACATATTGTGTACGTGGCGGACACATTCCACACCAAAGTCACCTAGACCGAGTTTCTCGGACATGGCCTTGATTTTGTAGGGAGACGCATACCACTTGGAGTCACCCACTTGTTCGTTGAATTCACCATCATTCAACCGCTTAACGAGGTCAATGACAGTCAGTGGAGCCTTCTCACCCAACTCGTAGATAGCGGCAGCGAATCCACCTGCGACCGCAAGGGCGAAGGGAGACTTGACGAACAGAACGTGATCCGGCTTGGTCAGCTTGGCGACCTCATATAGCTTGTTGACGTGACCGATGCAGTCGAGCTTGTCGTCTGCACTCATTGGTCGGGTTGACATTGCGTTAGCAATCCACCTATCGGCCCACGGCTTAAGCTGGGCTCGGTGTTCTGGGGTGAGGGTGTATTTAGGCTTTTGTGTGGTATCACTCATAGATGTTTTAACGATGTCCAAATGTTATTCTACTTTTGAAAAAAGTCAATCAGAAGTTTTCGACAGTTCGATTGGACGACTCAATAAACTCTTCCGCCACGTTTTCTACCAAAACAGCCAAGGTTAAAACCGGTCCCACAGCACCAACCGTTCGTCTTAGGACAGCATCAGTCACTCCATGAATAACCACCGCTTCAATTTCACGGTCAATGATTCGACTCACCTGGGTATTGTAGTTCTCAGGACATACGACAAACTTTCTTGCGAAATCCCGTTCAGTTAAAAGGTTCATATTTAAAGGTTCATATTTAAAGTAATAAAGTTATAGAACAAGGTTACACTACTTCTGTAAAAAGTCAATCCTCAATAAATTCCGCCGTTGCAGCCCACGTTGTATCCCACGTTGTATCCACCATTGCATCCACCATTGCAGCCCACGTTGCATCCACCATTGCAGCCTCCGTTGCAGCCACCGTTGCAGCCTCCGTTGCAGCCCACGTTGTATCCACCGTTGCATCCGCCGTTGAAGATAAAACGTTAATTTTCATATTGTTTAAGTTGTTCAGTTCCAGTCATTTAAGGTAGGGTCAACACCACTATACTCTCTAACTGGTGGATGAAGCTTCATCCAATGAAATGTTATTCAACTCGGTTATCATACTTGATGCTTCGGCACAGTCTGATGGAGATGCACATAAACCGTCAGTCTTCCGTCTAAACACAATCAACAGATCGGTCATTTTAAGTTTGGTTGAATGGTATGCAGCGGTCATTCAACCTCCATATACGAACGGACGCTTGTAAACAACGACAAACCACCAGTCCGAGCGTCATATACAGTCTTTCGCTGAACCTCTGATTCCGAATCGCCGTCGATTGAATGATAAACCTCGTTTATAACGTCACTAGAGATGTACCTAAGTCGTTCTGGAGATACATCACTCTTAAATGGTCTGAATTTCACTCCCACGAGTCTACCACACTTCAAAAACAAGTCAACCATCCTTTCTAACCAGTTGATATTGAACCAGATCAATCTTATAATAAGTGTTGACCTTTCACCCAGACATGGTATTCTGTATCTGTAAGTGACGGATAGCACAGAAGCGAATAGGTTGGCGGCGACACCTGAACAAGCCAAGCGAGGCCAGACCCACCAAGGGCGCCCGGAGTAGAGGACCAACGCCTGCGCAAATGCAATGCGAGCCTTTTTTATTGACATTTTCGACTTTTTATAGTAAACTAAAGTACACCGCCCCTGCGCAAATCACTTTAACGATAACTTATAGTAACGTAACATTTGATTCCTCCCACGGTCGGTTGCGATAAGTAATCCTAATCCTGCGACAATGCCGGACCGAAGTGGATTAGGACGACTTATGGAAAGCTACACGATAAGTCAACCTAATAATGAGGTTTTCCACAAAATCGCTATAAGTTCCTCTAATTCAGTGGATTATAAGTTTTACTGATGGAAAATCATAAGTTGGCCGAATAGTCCAAATTTTGGCCCTTAAATTAGCAAAAATTGACCACGGCGCGCCGCACTTAATTAGCAGCGCCGCACGTCGTGCGCCGGCGCAAATAACCAATAAATACAGGGGTCTGCGCAAAACCAGTTTTGGCCATAAGTTGACCTACTTTATAACAAGCGCGGTCAACCCAACAATGATGCAACCCATGTGAGCACGCCAGGCTCACGGAAATACACCAATTCGAGCAAAATTGCAAAATACCCTGTAGAAAAATGCTGAATGGGGTCGGGAACACGCCATATTGCATCCTCATCACCACTGTCACGTCGGTCTGTCAGCTCTATCCCCATGTCTCACCCACAATCCTATTCTTTTATTCCTATTTAGCCTTATTCACACCTACCCATCACCATAACGGTGAATTCCTTTATATAACATATTGTGGGAAGACAGTGGTGTGAAGTGTATTGAAGTGGGTCAATGTGGGTCTAGCGGGTCCTATGATATGATTTATAAGGTCTGGGGGTACCCCTCCCAGACAGGTGGTTGCACTGAATTATATATAATGATCGGTTGACTCTTGGCTATGGGTATAGTATGATGAACGAAATGAACCGCATATTACTAATAACCAAGATGCAGAAGGTCGGCAGTATTCTCGATAATGGGGAGAAGGAGATATATCGTTCTATTTACGATCTTACTGGTGGTATCTTAGGAATTTCTCACCACGAGCTCCCTTTCCCTTCCACTACTGTTGGCCTCATCACTGAGTTATCCTTTACCACTGATACTTTAGGAGCAGTGGCGTCTCTACATTTAGATGAGGAATGATAAGATTTTATGTTAACCGCGAAGAATATCTCATACGAGTTAGCCAAGTCGAATCAGCAAATCTCCTCGGCTGTGGAAACGAATGTCAGCAATTTGTTTAATAACGGGATTATTCTTATGAAGGATATCGAGGATGTTCAGTCGATGCGAGAGATTGTCTTCGATAGAAACCCACTTTCCTCATGGACGTTGGGTTCATTAAATTTTGAAAACTGGTGATTGGGTCTGGGGGTACCCTCCTGGACAGGTGGTTGTTTGTGATTGACTTCTGTTACCACGTCTGATATTCTATATTGGTGAAAACATCTTCTATGTCTGCTTTGGAAGCAATAAATTCTACGAATAACATCCAACTTCAACGTCACTGGGCGGGGTCTTCTTATCTTACAGAATGGCACCTTAGTGAGCGGACTGGCGTCGACTGGCTCGCGACAACCGACGTTTTATTACCGTTAACTGACTCATGGGGCGGGTCGACACTTGATATGTGTCATCTTCGTTGATGTTTATTTTATGTTAACCGCCAAAGATCTTACAACCAAACTGAGAAAGACCCGTAGTATTCTCGATAATGGGGAGAAGGATCTGTATCGTTTGACCGGTGGTTTGACCGACTGTGGTCATCGAGGGGATGGAATGGCTTGTTTTGGGGAAGTCGTCAACGGTTATACAAGTAAAATAAGTGAAACCGCATTCGTTTTACCGTCGACATTTTGTGTAGTTATGGTAGATGAAAACTAAAGAAATACAAGACAAATATCCACAATTCAACTTCACCGGGAAAGTCTATACTCTCGGAGACAGACATTATATCAGAGCGGAATATAGAGATATTAGATTGTCCGATGTGGTTGGAAATTACTACTATTGTATTGAGGATGATAATTTCTCGTTGACAGATGACTACCGTGATATGGTGTGTGATTTATGAATAAAGTCAAAATCAGAATCGGAGATTTTGGGAATGTAAAAGCGGCCACATCCATGATGTGCTTTCGGATGTATGATAATATAGACTTTCAAGAAAATGACCTTCACAGCTTCGGAATTCTGAACGAACTTATATCGAAGCGGAGTTCGGAACTAAACCCCATACTATCTCCGACGGATATGTGCCTTCTATGTAAGGAAATTGAGTAATAGATGTCATGCAAAGAAATCCCGGATTCTTAAAAACGAGGAAAATTATAGAAATGGCGACGTGGGAAAAAACGTATGATTCCATCGCTACGACTGCGACAGCCAGAGGCGTCAGGCCGCATCTCACATTCAACGAACCTAATATAGAACTTTGGGTCTGTGACATGGTGAGAGATCAAATCGGTGAATTTAAAGACTTTTGAAAACATATGAAATCAGTAATATCCTGTTATAACAATCAAGTGTTCGCCGATTTGGTATACCATGAACTAGTCGAATATAACAGTGACTTGGATTTGATAAGTATTCCGAGTATATCTCAAGTCGCGACATATTGCCACGATGCACCTAGAGAATTGTGTGATAGTAGGGTACCAGAAGCGATGAGCGGCAGTGTAACGGTGAACGCTCTATGAATGGAATGGTTCAGATATACAGAAACCTTCACAAGAAAGGAGTTGTTTATAGTGTAAGGTCGCTTGCGACAAGGAAAGTCGTTGATTACGTTTCAGATGTGGTTTTGACCGACGTTGTCTTCAAGGTCAATCAGTCGGGTCGAGAAAGAGTGGTGCGGGAGAAACGGAAAAATGTTCACGCGGTGATGGAGGGGAGAATCATTTCTGATTTGCCGGTATCATCTGGACGACTCATAACATATAACCCATACAAGTCAAATCAATTTGTGTTAAAGAACAATCCAACAGTCAAGGTATTCGAAGCAAAACGTGTAAATATCATCAATGGTAAAATAATGGGAATTGGAATTGTATCTATGGAAAGGTGAGAGATTGTCGCTCTCACCGACTATTTATTATCTATGAACAAAGCGACGCTTAAATCTCTCATTCGAGAGGCCAAGAAAGAAATGGTCATTAAATCCATCAAAGAAAACTTCGATGTTGATAATGATGGTGATTGGAACGACCCGAAAAAGGCCGGATACATGAGACAGAAAGATGTCGCCATGGGACATGGAACCGTTCATTTCACATCCAATAGTGGAACCTCATATAAAGTTGAATTGTCAGCTGGGAGGATAGTTTCTGTAATCGACGGTCGTGACAACACATATGAAGTTCCGGAGATTCAAAAGTATTGGGATAAGGGATTTCCTCTTGTCGGAGCAATTGCTGCTACTATTGGCGATAATGACTCTACCGATGCAGATGAAGAAGAGAAACCGATGTTATATCCACCCGAAGAACTACAAGAGACAAACGATGTTCAGATTAACCCAAGGGATTTAACCGATATAGAGGTTGATGGAATCGATAAAAATGACTGGCCAGACTTTGTTGATTCATATGTTGTTTCGGCCACACATAAGGGAAGACCATTGACCCCTCAACAGATAGAGTGGCTGAATCAAAACCACCCAGATATTGCTCAGGATGAAGTTAGAGAGAAATTAGGAGATGTGGACTTTGATAAGGATGTTAGAGAAAACAATGTCGGTGCACCTTCTACTGGGAAGTTTGGAATTCAGGTAACATCTACAAATCCATCGTTGGGAAACAAAAGATCCAGTTGGTATCACAAAAATACCGATGGAACTGTTGCTAGGTATAACAACGCCGAGGAAGCCGAGTCGGCCATAAAAGACATCAAAAAATCCAGCGGAAGTAAAGTTGTATCCTCGAATAGAGCGTATACTTCATATGCCGTTGGTCATCTTAAAGAAGATAAAGCCGTGGTGGAAAGCCCAGGAGTCATTGGTAAGAATGAACAGTCTCCTCCGGGATTTCCAAGAATCGTTTATGAGAAATTGGTAATCAAGTTCAAGGGTAATAAGGATAAGATAAACGAAGTAATGTGGAAGCTCCATAATGAATACGGTGAGAAACTCAAAGCAGCTGCGGGATTGGTTAACGAGGATACCTTGGATGAGAAGTGATGTATGAACGTGAGACGGAACACGAAGCTGTTAGCTCTGTTCGGTGTATTTTTGCTCACGTCGTTCTTCTACTTCAACCACACTCCCCGAATATGTGTTATAACAGAGATAGATCTCAAGCGAGAGTTTATATTAACTGTATCACCGCTTACCAATAAGGAATTGGAACTTGCGCGTAGAAGTCTTCTGTTAGTAAAGGAAATAGACCCGACGCAACACTATGAAGGTTTCGAGAACATAGAAGTTCATTGGATGAACTCATCCAAGTTCTTTGTAATAACAGTCTATAAAAACGACAATAACTCAATCATCTTACTTGACCAATCTCTCCGAATAAGAAACGAAAAGAATCCTTGGGAGTATTTGAGATTAGGTGTGATATACAGTCACGAACTAAGTCACGCTTTACATGGAACAAAAGATCCATATACGGAGCAGATAACGGACGTCAAGATTTGGAAGTTAACCCAAACCGACGTTGAATTGACTAGGTGGATTTCCAATTGGAAGCCGTGAATTTAGGACAACAAATCGTTCTCAACTTTTCCGTTATACACAATTGAAACGGGACGTCCGTCTGGAGTCATGAGTCTTTTATCCGGGTCAATGCCCATCAGAGAATAAATCGTGGCGGATAGGTTTTCCACGGTCAATGGGTCAGAATCCGGCTGAGCACCAACCGAGTCGCTCGAGCCGTGAATGTATCCACGTTTGATTCCACCACCAGCGAGGGCTATGCTATAGACCGATGGCCAGTGGTCACGGCCGGCCGTAGCGTTAATCTTCGGTGTCCTTCCAAATTCACTCGTGACTACGACGAGGGTTTCGTCTAACATACCCCGTTGTTCTAAATCATTGATTAACGCCGCATATGCCTGATCAAAGTTAGGAAGTTGTCCTCTCATACCATTTGCGATATTGTCATGCATATCCCATCCACCATAAGTGACTGTGACAAAACGGGTTCCAGCCTCCACGAGCCTTCTAGCCAACAAAAATCTCTGTCCGGCCGCGTTCCTGCCATATGTGTCTCTCAAAGTCGTAGGTTCCTTCTCAATATCAAAAGCAGTCTTGGCTGAGTCGGAACCTATTAAGCTATACGCCTTTTGATAAAAGCTATCGGACGATGAGAGTCGGTCGTCGTTGTTAGCCGAACTGAAGTGATCATTGACTGTCGCCAGCATGGATTTCCTTGACTCAAATCTTTTACTGTCAACGCCAGCTGGAAATGACAAGTCCTGAACCTTATATCCGGCTTGTGCCGGATCGGCGTTAAGACTGAATCCACTATACATCTTACTTAGATAACCCGTTCCGGCGAATTCCGTTGGTTGACTTGGGATTAGAATATACGGGGGCAAGTTGTTGCGGGAACCCAACTCCTGTGAGACGACAGCACCGAAGCTCGGATACGTCAACGCCGCACTTGGTTTGTATCCCGTCATCATGTTGTGCGTGCCGCGCTCGTGGGCGGCCTCGCCGTGGGTCATGGAGCGGACGACCGTGATTTTGTCGGCAATCTTCGCGGTCATTGCCATGTTTTCAGAGAAGTGAACTCCGGGCAAAACAGTTGCTATAGAACCAAGCGGTCCTCGATATTCGACCGGAGCGTGAATTTTAGGATCCCAACTCTCTTGGTGAGCCATTCCACCTGGGAGGAAAATGTTGATTACCGACTTTGCCTTAATCGGTCGGTTGGATATGGATTGTAATGCTAATGCTTCATTCAGAGAAATTCCAAGGGTGGAGAGGAATCCAACTGAAAGAAAGTTCCGACGACTTTGTTTGAAGAAACCATGTTCGGCGCTACCACACCAGTTTGAGTTAGAGAATGACATATCAATAAATAGTATCATACAACTAAAAGCCACAACCATCAACCTATAAATAATAGACATTTCACAACTGAGTGTCATAGTTATTAGGTGTGATATTATTGTCCGAATTAATCGAGGGCATTTGACCGAAGACACAACCACATCCAAAGAAACCACAGTGATGACAAAATCGAAACTAAAAGCCCAAATCCGAGAAGCGATATACGCTGGTAACATAGGTATCCATGAATTGATGGCCTTCTATGGTTCAGCGGATTCGGAGACGGTCGACACAGTCGATAATATGTTCAAGTCAGACAACGCCGATCAGGCATGGCACACTGTTAAAGATTACCTCCGTTCCAGAAACCAACTAACCACGTTCGTCAATGAGAGGAAAAAGAAATGAATAAACGAGGATTTGTAAAATCTGGAATGTTGGCTTCACTTGGGTTTAGTTTGTCCGACCTATTGAAGATAGAAGGAGAAGCGAGGGCACAAGGAAAGCCAGTCTTAAATAAGAAATCGGTAATCATCCTATGGATGCGAGGCGGACCAAGTCAACACGAGACGTGGGATCCCAAGCCAGATGCTCCATCCGAATACAGGGGAGACTTTAAAGCTATATCTACGAAAGTTCCTGGCATCCAATTATGTGAACACTTACCGATGAGTGCTAAGATGATGGATAAGTTTTCTATAATAAGAAGCCTTCACCACAAAGAAGCCGGTCATTCTGCTGCTGACCAAATCTGTTTCACCGGATATGAGATACCGAAGGGTGCTCCAACAGAACAAAATCACTCACCTAGCTGCGGCTCGGTGGTGTCGAAGGAATTTGGTCATCTCAACACCAAAGTTCCGCCCTACGTCGTCATACCAAGGAACGTACCCGGAACTCAAGCGGCTTACCTCGGTCACAGATACTCTCCATTTGAAACTCAATCCGACCCTGCTATATTCGGTCCATTCAGTGTTCCCAACTTCTCACTGACCGATGGGGTTTCTTATGACAGAGTGGCGTCACGGAGAGATTTAATAAATGGAATGGATAATTTGCGACGGGACGTGGATAATTCCGGTCAATTTGAATCATTTGACAAATTCACACAACAGTCATTTGATTTGTTGACGAGTGAGGACGCTTCTGAGGCGTTCAATCTGGACGCGGAACCACGTTCAGTCCGTGAACGATATGGGATGATACCGGAGTATGTTGCACCTACTCCCGACCGATGTGGAGTTCCAGCGTGGAGTCAGAGGATTCTTCTCGCTCGCCGTTTGATTGAGAGTGGAGTCAGACTTGTCACGGTCGATTGCCGGTGGTGGGATACTCACGTCAAGGGACATGATACAATGAAGGATGGCTTTCTTCCTCGGTGGGATAGAGCATACACCGCTCTCATCGAAGACTTGGAACAGCGGGGAATGTTAAAGGATACTATGGTAGTTGCGTGGGGAGAATTTGGAAGAACTCCGAGGGTGAATGCTAACGGGGGACGTGACCATTGGCCTAACGTATTCAGTGCTGCTTTGGCCGGCGGAAATGTGTCTGGGGGCAGGGTAGTCGGTTCTTCGGATTCAAAGGGCGCCGAACCATATGATAATCCCAAGAATCCCCAAGACGTATTAGCGACAATCTACGCTCATTTGGGGATAGATACGACCAAGATGTACGTTGACCACAACGGCCGTCCTCACTTCATACTATCCGGCGGAAACGTTATAACCGAATTGACTTAACGGGATTGACCCAATTCATAACCAACCGTGGCCCACAGTGAGCCAGAGTTGAATGAAGACGTAGTTTCCGCATCAAAAACACTGGCCATATACAATGTATCACAATTAAATGGAATACCTATATTTCTGAAAGTAGAAATTGAATATCCAGAATTTAATAATGTGGAGTTAGAATCTATAGAGCCGCTCGTGGAGACGACTCCGAGAATATTTTGCAAATCACGGAAGGTGGGTGCATATAATATTTCATACGCTCCGCTTACCGTCAGTGATGATGTCAATGACGCCAAACTAGAACTCTCGGAGAAAACGAAACTGAGTTCGTTGCCGAAACTTCCAGAAGCTATTACGGTGAGGCTGTGGATGACTCCGCTGTGTACTTTACGGTCGGTGTCCATGATCTTTCTAATAGGTCCGATCAATTTTCCATTTCCGAAATAACTTCCGGATGCACCCAAATCCAAATGTATCGTCCTGTAGTCTTGTTCCATAATGTTATAAATATGAGTTTGGTCAAGCAAAATTCATATTTATTGATATGGACATAAAAGAAACGTCGGTGATTTTTGAGAACGGTGGAACATTCTGCCGAAAGAACCAACTCTTCAACAATCCAGTGGAAATAATATCCACAACCGGTCAATACAAAAGCGGAAAACTTATAGACGTCACCATTATAGCGGAGGGGGCGGATAAATTCTTTGATTTGGACCTGTTGTTCTTCCCACACAAATCAGTACTCACAATAAATCCAATGGAACAATTTTCAATGTCATTTGAGAAGATGAAACATTGCGCGGGGAGGATACAAGTTGTCTCGTCAGATTTTAGTAACGTGGGTGGATGTTCGATAGCCAACTTATTCAACTTGAATATGACATTCCAATTCAAGGAACTATGTATGATAGCGGTTTACCAGGGAGACACGACTATAATAACGAAGCCAAACTCCGTGGCACTGACGTTCGGCTATGAGCTCGGGTCATGTAGTTAAGACTTATTTTCAGATGATTCCTCCGATGAAACAAACTCAGCAAGTCGTTGCATGGAAGTAAGTGATTTTATGAAATTCAACTTCTGAAAGAAGTAGTAATCCACCATTGTTTTACCAGCAGAACAGATAAATATAAGAGAAGAGAACCCAAAAAGCACGAACATTAGGGTGAAGAGCAAGAACGAGGTGAAATCGGACGTGGCTGTTTTATACAGTTCATTCATAATTATTTCTTGTTTTTGTACCAGTGTTCGTGAAGCTGACAATTGTTTATAACTTCTTTAGTGAAATGTTTCTCACCGATGGAGGTCAAGTAATCCTTATCCCCCTCATGCGGTGAAGGAATCAAATCGAACGATGGGAGGCCGACGGTCGAACCGTCGACGGTCGAACCGTCTATAATGTTCAATATACTGAACACCAATCCGTCCATCCGTTCAGATTCAGTTTCAGCTCTCGTTTCATTAAGCCAGTATTCTTTGGTTGCTCTGAGTTGATCGAGGAACATCTCTCTTACTTCTTCCGGTGTATATGCTTTTGGTTTCATGTCACTTATATTTACCCTTATGCGTCCTATTGTTTGATAAAGAAGACGTAAAGATTACGCCTTCTTTTTGTTTGAGGAGCCATTTAACAAATTTTGAAAATCTTTCATCCTTAACTATTGTTTCTACATTATTGTAGGTGTCCCGTAGTTCGTTATGTACCCATGTGCTGTGAATGAAGTCTTCGCAAGATTGACAAGATTCCACAATTTCTTTTCCGCCCTTACATTTTGGAATTATATGGTGGCCTCTGGTCGCAACATCTCTTTTACAAAATACACAGTTCATGTCCGTCTATTGTGAGTCGGTTTATATCTCAGTTCTTCCTCTTGTTCCTTTATGAACTTTTTGAAAGTTCCCTTCGGAGAACCACAGAAGTCATCTATGGTTTTAGCGTGACCCCAGTTTATAGAGTCGTAGTTATCTTTGAATGATTTACTGAAACAGTTTCTTGGACTGTCGCCTTTTCCATTTGACATAAATTTAATAGTTAAGTTGTGATTTTGTTAATGTTCCGAGGAGAACACACCCAATTTCGTTTCCACGTCGTCATCCGGACAACAATACCGAAAGGAATGAATGATATACCAGAAGATTTTAAGCATAATCCGGTATCATTGAAAGGAGTTCTCCTTTAACTCGTGTGAACTTCTCAGCTGGTTTGACGACCCACTTGGTCCGCATCATTGGTTCGGATGGCCTTCCATCTGACAGATTTATTTCACCACATGGATTGTCGGCCCGATATTCTTCACGGACAATCAATCTGCCGTTCTTGAGAGACTTGTCATATTCACCCCAATTGATTCCTTTTTTGAAAATCATCTCCTGTTTGTCGGAGGATGACATCCCATGAAGTTCTTTGTGACTGTATAGGCTCTGTGCCACCATTGAAATAGAATTACGGGCAGCATCATTGTTTCTCCATATCAGGTAGTTCATCACTTCCACCCTATCGGGGATTGTGAATACACGGGAGTCGAATAAAGCAACACTGTTCATGGATTCTACTAAGTCTGTGACAGACTGTGTATCCTTCCAACGAAATTCTCTAATCCATCTCAATTTATTAAATTCAGCAGTCATCAAAGACGCCGATACACTCGTCATCTTCTGTACGTTACCATCGAACCAAGCGTCAGTGTTCTCCTTAGCAAAGTCAGTCAATAAAATGCTGATTTCATCGCTTTGGACGTATGCGAACTGAGCACCTTGGATTTCCGGTAGAATGTTCACTACCGCATTATCCATGTCATCAATCAAATCCCTATCAAATGGTTTATTTAAACCACGGGTGTAAGTGTGGAATGCCTTGCCATCCAATCGGATGATTGTGTATGTCCTCCGTGGAAGAAGTTGACGTGAACGAACTTCGTATTGTCCCTTCATCCTTTCACCGAGCGGGTCTTTTGAGAATTTGTCTTTCATGATACTATCTTATAACATCTTTGTCAAAAGTCAAACCATTTTTTGAACTGTTAAGGATTCCATATCAACGTACTCAATCACTCCAGCAGCTTCCAAGTCGCGGATTAACTGTTAATTTCGATACTGTTTGGGTGATTTCGTTTCCACCGTTCGTCGGAGAATCCATCAGCTAGTTTACGTGCCGATTTTCGATTCTTTATAATGGCAAGCTTCTGTTTTCTACTTAATCGGTTCCAAGATTTCTGACCTATGTGGTTGACATTATCCATATAACGGGATCATTTTAAATCCTTCACCGCGGACTCTTCATCGCCGGCGTCTATCAACTTGCCGGAGTTACTTATCGAATAACGGCAGTCATCGTTATTTGTAATTTATTTTCGGAAATTTAGACTCATTTACCGCATTTGGAATGGAAGAATTTTTAAGACACCTATACTCCCACGCAACTACACGAGCATCATTCACGAGATAATACCATTTTTCCTGTTTTCCGAACGTGGCGAACAATGTGGTCACGGGACCGTCGAGAATAGTCTCAATTTTATGGAAATAATTTCTGTTAGCGGTAGCAAAACTAAGTGGCTTCTTAACACGTTCCACCTCTTGCATCTCACCAAAAACATCGGTGCTAAGATACTTCTCCACATAACTCCCCTTCAGTGTTAATGTAACAAAATTCCACGGGTGACTATGGAGATGTGGATCCTTATCGGCTTTATGAATCTTGTGGATATAGATTGAGAACACCGATGTCTCTATAATTGCATATCGTTCAAAATGAAGTTCTCCTAACTTCGACTTTATCTCCATTACTTTTGAAAAGAATTTCATTTTATGAAGGATTGGATGGTCACGCGATGAACACCGGAAAGATGAGTTACAAATTTGCCCGCGTCATCGTCACGAATAATGTTTTTAAGGTGATGTTGACTAAGTGTGCTGATCGGAACGTAAGTCAACTTATCTTTTCCACTCTTACCACGAGTTCCCCAAAGAAGTTTTTGAGAAATTTCTTCCAGAGACGAAGATGAATCTAAGTTATAATTTTCGATGTTTTTATCATCCAGATTACCACCGAACCCTCGACGGATATACTCACAACCACCATCCACGGCGTAGTAAGCACCATCTTTAAATTTATAGGAATTGTAGTGATGAACGTGAGAAGACTTGAGATATGTTACCTCGTCCCCTTCCACAATTCTGACAGCATTTTGAATGATTTTATCACTTGTCATAGATAGATGTTATCGCATATTCACTTTTTGTCAAACAAGTTTCTGAATGCTTCGTCACATGAATTGCGTAAATTTAAAGGATGACCGTCGGACCATTCACCAATATCCTTTTCAACAATAGATTTAACTCGTGGAGAAATACAATCGTTGCCATAATTAGCATTTTCAATTTCTGATATAATTCCCTGAGAACCAACTTCGTCAAAATCAATTACCAACAGTTCTATTTTATATGCTTTCATTTTAAATCATTAGCAGTAGTTTGAATCGTATCCCAAAAATCCTTCGTCTTTTTCTCGGAAAATCCGTAAAAGGTTAGTTCCCAGAGAATTTCACCAAGCAATGCTTCATTTGAAAGATTCAATTCATTTACAATGGGCATGGAAAGCATCTCTGACCACGGACTCAAACACCCACATACTTCCACACCTGGCTCAATTGATACAAACGAGACATCCATGTATTCATATTTCGACTTGTCGAGAGTTTTGCCGTCTGACAGAAATTTTATGGTATTTGTCGCCAGCTTTATTTCGTCTGGATTTTCGAGAATGTATGTGTAATACCAATCCAATTCGGTTTTGACTGCGATTTTGAAATGATACGGAAGAGTCGGTTTATTAGAGAGTAATTCATTGATTACACCACTGTAACAACGAACCACATCTTCGATGACACTCGGCACCGCGTTGGATGCGTCTTTTAGATGAATGTAGAGATATGTTTTCTCCCAGTCACACGATTCGATGAGTTCTTTGAGGTTCATAATGTATTCCTCCAGTATGTTCGAGTATTCATTAAAATTCTTCCGAGCCAGTTAGTTCCACCTAGTTTATGATCCACGCCCCAAACGACATCACGCCACAAGTTTGTTTCTTCCAAATATCTGTCACCGGTATCCAAGAGTTTTTGTCGCAAGACCTTATTTCTTAGGAACTTATCAAATACCACCGATGACATTACATCGTATTTTCTACCATCCCATTCATCTGGACAATTATCATAGAGAGAATCTTCGCCGAAAGATTTCCATGTTTTTTTAGAAGTCGCTGAGGATACATTTTGTAAAAGAGGTCTGTAGTGAGGCAACAATTTTGCGGCTTGATATGCACATTCCGTTGACCTATACAACAACCCCTCGTAATAGACCGGCGAATCGTAGAAGTTTGATAAAAACACCCACGGACCAAAAAACCCCTTTATAGAATTTTCATCGTGAACCGCAATTTTCTGCCAGTCTCCCTTGGAATATTCGTTCCCGATGACGGGGACTTCGTTAAACATAATATCACTCATCTATTTCAGTATTATTACATCCCCACCTATGGCATGTCAACTTTTTTGTGATTTGGTCAAACCAAACTTGAGTGTTGCTGCCGCATTTTGGACATGTCGTTAGTTTTTCTTTTTCCATGGCCATGTCTATCGCCGCGCGAACATCATCGTGTTCATCCCAATCCTGATCCGAGAAGTTTGCAGTAAAAACAGTTTTTGTACCTCCCCCTAAGAGTTCCTTAGATAGAGCAACCACTCCATGTCCCGACTGCAGCCAATCAATTCTTTGTTTGTCTGTCATAACTTGTTTGCCCCATGCCATGTGGCGAGGGCGTCGTTTATGTCCAACAACAAAGTGTTCCCCCAACCATTCCGGTGCTGTTGAATTTCCAGCTTCGAGAACTCAAGCGCCCCCGCCATCCCCTCCGCTGCCTTAACCTTGAGGCGGAGAGAGGTGAGTTCTTTGTAGGGGTCATTCCTGAACAGTCCATCCGCAGCAATCACTGCCGCTCCAGACTCGCTCTGCCACTGCCCATGCTCGGCAAGTATCTGGATGATGGGTTGACCTACGCAAATAGGCACAGAGGCTTTCCGCAACCGCTCCACTTCCGCCAGCAACTCTCGATTTTCAAGTTTCAATTTTTACCCTTTCAACAGCAATAGCAGTTTTTAACAGAGAATCCGAGACATCAAATGAAACTGATTCTCTCAAGAGATTCTACTGGTCAGTGTATTTCTTTAGAAATTTGAACATAACAATTACTCCTTTTCCCAAATTGAAATCTCTTCGTAATCGTCGCCATACATGGTTTCATAAAACCCATCAACGTCATAGGCAGCAAACAGTTTGATAAATTCCTCACGAATTGTTTCCATCTCCGCATTATCATAGTCACCGTAGGAAGTCTGTTCACGTTCCACCCCACCAGCATCCGAATAAACCAATGTCATGTCTTCATAATGAAGACCGAAATATGTCTGATCACCGTCGTTAAATTCGTGGTTATTGATACCAACGACAATTCTATCGATTTTATCTTTGTATTTTTCGATAAGGTCTTGGAGGTCAAGTTTAAACGTGACCTTCATTCCGTTTTTCAAATCTTCAATTTTGTTTTGAAGACCAGCGATTTCTGACTTTATTGTGTTTGTGTCTCTCATGTGTTTGTTTTAGATGTCGTTCAATTACAGAACTATGTTATCATTGATAAGGAAGAAGTCAAATTTGATCAACGGTCTGATTTCCAACAGTTAAGAATGTCAATTCTTGCAAAATTAGGCTTACCCAACCCGGTAAATCCATTGTAAAGAAATGTGACTTCTTTACCTATCCAGTCTTTTTTATTTTTAAGAACCTCAACAAGTTCTTCGTATGATCCTTTGAAGGTTGCATCGAATATTTTATCTTTCCATTTCAATGTAGCGGTCTTGGCACAACCGGACCAATTTCCTTCACCTTCCATGATTTCCAAAATAGTACCCTCGCTGTCATCCTCGGGCTTTACTTTGAGCAAGAACTTACTTCTCTTGTGTTCATATCCTTCATCAACCTTACGGAGAATTCCACCCTCCTCACCGTCGGCGATAAATGCGTCGTAGTGTAGATTTAGATCTTCTTCGGAGTTAATTGGATAAGATTTTACTTCATTCACATACTTCACTTTTCCGAGGATGTTCTTATCAATCCAATTTTTACGAGTCTCGTAATCAATCGACTCATCCAAGTCATCAAATCCATATCCATCGTAACAATGGAATTTAACCTGTTGTTCACTTCGACGAAGGTCCTCAGCGGTAACATGAACGGTTCGGCGAATCAATTTACTTAGTTCATTGAGTTTTTGACGGAGATCGTAATTATATAGTTCACCATCGAGGACAGCATCTGGGTTATTTCGGAAAAAATGAACGAGTGCATTATTGATATGTGGAACTGTCTGATAGACCTCACCCTTCCGAGTAAAAGCACCATCTTTCGTGAAAATAACTCGATTTCCATTGAACTTACATTGAAGAACCCACTTTTGTTTGTCGAAATCTACCTTATCGACGTAATCTTTCAACGACTTCGCCAACATCGGTTCAACGTAAGACGTGCCCTTTGAAGCATCCTTTTCGTTCTTGGCGTAGCCCGTCTTTAGTTGTTTCTTATATTTAGCAAGAACTTCCTTCTCGGCCTGGTCTATACCAGATGTTTCGTTGGCCTTGCCGCCGTTCTTTCCTTCACAAGTGGTCCAGTCGGAAGTAACAAGATTGTCCGAACCCTTCACGCCGGCAACAGTCCGATATTTGTTTCCCTGTTGTTCCTGTCTCCACACACGGGTTTTCCCCGTGGAGTCGATTGTGTAGAGCGTTTCGTAGAGTTTGTTCATTGAGATAATCCTATCAGGTAAACCCAAAATGTCAACCCCTGTTTTTATACTCCATTTCGACGATTTCATTCACTCGGTTCACAACCTTCTGTTTATCAGTGGCATACAGACCGGCGGAGGAAAATGAGGTAAGTTCAAGCAGCCAAAAGTTTCCGTCGTTGTCCTCACAGATATCCACACAAAAAACCGAATCTGGATAATAACCGACTTTTAGAATTTCTAAACATTTGTTGGTTGCACCAACTGGAGCCGACGGTATCAACGTCCGTTTCTTTTGATATTGATACGTGGATTGAGCAATGATTTCTCCACCATTATATTTAGAACAGACGAATCGCCACTCACCGTTTATGTTTTTCGGAGAGGATACAATCATTTTCTCATTAGGGTCATCCGACTGTATCAGTGTGCTACCCCAGAATTTATCAAAATCTTGGATGTCCAGTAGTTGTCCTTGGAAAGACTTTTCCCCAGTATCGGGTCGGATGAAAACCATTGCTTCCTTTCCGAACTTTCTATAGAATTCAAAGAAATTTGATTTAAACTCCCCAATGGTAGTGAATTCAAAATTATCGTTAAAGAGATGTTCTTTGAATGGTGGGTAGTAAGACGAACAGAGGTATCTATCCCATGTATTATAGGAAATCGGGAAGCATCCAATAGGAAGCCTATCAGTCACGTTCCGTGTCATCTGAATGGAACCGAGAAACATCACACAATCATTTTCTTTAAATGAAGATGGGTCGAAGTCGAAATGATTCCGTCTTCCGATTACAAAACAAGACCGACCGGAATCCTCAACGGCCTTAATCAGGTCATTATAGTCTTCCGAGTCGGTGAAGTTTTCAATTATCCAGCGGGCTTTCATACAGCAACGGCTGCGACAACAGTGGCTGAAGCGTCATCTTCAACAACCACTTTCTTCTTAACCGAAAGGTATTCACCCTTTCCTTTTGCCCTTTTCACACAAACTCCTTGATTTGTGTTCTTGTTCAGGTCGGAAAGCATACCAGTCGGCATCGTGTCATCGGGGAACGCGGCCTGTAACAGTTTGTAATTCAAAGGCGTATTGTCATCTAGTGACCAGATATATAATCTCACTCGTCCGGTGAGAGTGGCGGTGAGATCCCGTTCAGAAGCCGCTCGGATTACATTTCCTTTTGTCGACGGAGCTGAGGTAAGCGTATTGTAAGCAGAACAAAGTAGTGCTAAATGAACGGGTATTCCTTCCAATTGAATTCCATTGAATTTAACTGAGATAGTTGTGGTATCAGTAGTGGTCATAGTTTGTTTTGTAGTTTGTTTTGTAGTTTGTTTTATTTCTAGTTTTATTTGTTGTTTTTTATTTGACCGAAAGTATTCTTCGTTTTTTGATAAAATCTCCATCCCACCTATAGAATCCGGCTCATGCCAGATTACTCCAGCGGACGTTAACATGTTTCTGAAATCATTAATTTCTCTGGATTTTCCATATTTCCTCCAGGGACCCTCCACTGTATTACACTTTTGGTGAGTGAATCGGATGTTTTCAGTGCTGTAAAGTCCGTCTGGGTCAATATGACGGTCACATGAAATACACTCAATTCCACCACTGACCCAAATTTTTATAGGAGTCTGACACAATGCACAGATAAGTTTCGGGCAAGCCTTCAACATACCGGCCATCTCTGGTTTCGTAATTCCAACTCGATTCCGGTTACGTTTAATGCCGTTTCTTTTGTCACTATCTGCTCCACTTACACAGATATTTGACATCATAGCGACGCACCGGTGGAGATAGTTTTCGAGTGGGATTTCCACAAATTAAATTTTGACGTAGAGTTGGGGAACTTTGGGAGTCATATGAATGAAAAACGACGTGATGGTTCATTAGTGTTATAATTCTGTGCGATGCCGATTGAAGTCATGTTCCGACGGCACTCCGTTGCAGTTTTCTTGTTCGGAGTAATCTCATCTCCATTGGAATCATACCCATTTACGCACGGGTATTTCGTCTGACAACTGAAATTACAAGCGTCGCCATCATTGAATGAGGGCGTGTAACCAGTGAAGCTCACGGATTTGAGTTCCGGGATACTATCAAACATAGCCGTGGTCATCTGTTTGAAGAGGTTATTCTGCATGTCCTCCATTTCTTTGTATTTGACAGCTATTACTTTTTTTAGGTTATTTAGTTCTGTTTTGTTCATATGTTTCTTTTTAAATCTCTACAATCAAAATCAAATAAATTACGTTCAACCTCATGTCGGTTTCCATTGGTTGATTCTACGTAATACATCTCACTGCTGTCATCTAAATCAGTCCAATGAACTCCGCGCAGAACGAAAATATCATCCTTCAGATAACTTATTTTATCGAATACCTTGTTCTTTTTTAGAACGACTCTCATTTTGTGTATTCATTGTGATGGGAGTATAGATATAATCCCGATTGTGTCAATACCGACAATTGTTGATTTTTTTCGTAGATACAAAGTTTACACCATTCCACCGACAAGTCCATCTTTTTGTATCTGTTCAATAAATTCACATACTACTGTGTCGAATTTAGCTTGGTCATACACATTTTTTATCTCCCACACTTTGCCATGTCTCTCCTTTTTAATGGATGAATTTATCAATTTAATTTTCTTCTGGTTTGATAACTGACACAATAACCGTCTCACAATTTGATTGTTGTCAAGCCCCCTGTCAGCGAGGTTTTTTGATTGTTGTTCTGCGGTGGAACTGACTACCACAACGTTATTGTTGCAAAGTGAAAGGAAATTGGCCTCGACTAGAAGAGCACCGTTTAACACAATGAGCCCATCGTGGTGATCGATTTCCCGACGAATTCGAGTCAGCATCGGAATTCTCATCATTTCATTTAATTCATCACGAGCGGTTTCATCATTAAACACTATTGCACCGAGTTCTTTTCTGTCAATGAGGACTGACTTCATCAGGCGGAATTTTTTGCGAATTGAGTTCCTCAATGTAATATAAACTGGTTCGGATAATGTGCTAAGAATATCGTGTCCAATCACATCCAGATCAACGTGGTGAACCTTTATATTAAACTTCCAAGCTGCTAGGTTCACCAATTTATTCACAAAATGGGATTTCCCCATACCAGCTTCTCCGGTAACGCCTATTATAAATTGGTTATGTAGTTTCTTCTCAAGAGACTGTTTGACAATCAATGGCACATATCCACTCGTTAATCCGTTATATTTACAGAGTTCCTTGCTGGCACTAGAACTCACATGCGAAAGTTCCGGTTTTGAAAAAATTATGAATGTCTCGATACCTCGTTGTTGAGTCAACCCAATGTCGTGCAACAACCGTTCGTAGTCGAAATCTTGGAAATTTCTGACACCTTTAATCACCACCTTGCATCCAAGTTCGTAACTAAAATCCGCCAGCAAACCAGTGAAAGACACCACTTTTACATTCGGAATGTGGACGACAACTTTTTCAATCAACGACATCCGTTCATCTACAGTAAAAGTTCCTGATTTAGATGAATTGTTTCCGATCGCCACGAATACTTCGTCGAAAAGAGCGGCGGCTCTTTCGATGACGTCCAGATGGCCGAGGGTTATGGGGTCAAAGCTTCCCGCGTAAATACAAGATTTCATTGTTGATGTTAGTTCTGGCTTGTTCTTCTAGGTTAGTTAATTTATAGTAAATCTTAGGTCGGTGTAGTAAACTACCAAGAAACGTTATTCTGCCTCGGACGTAATCTTCGTCTGAAACAAAGGAATACTCCATCCTAATAAGGTCAGCATACCACTTATATTTAACTGAATTTGATCCGAGTATGGATAGGTCAATATCAAGCATGCATTGGGATTCCACATCGTCTGTGGAGTCCCCGGTGTGTTTGGTCAAAAGAATCAAATCCACAATTTTGTTTAAACCCATAGCATCGTCGCGGTAAATTTGAGACAACTCAATGAATGCCAACGCCGCGCTGTTTTCCTCGTTATCATTAGCATCGGGCTTATATACTACATCATGGTATAGGATAGCGAATTTAAGTTCACTTGTCACGAAATCGGAAAGAGATGGATCGGAAAGAATGAAAAAGCAGTCATATACATGACTGACTCTATGGTAATGGGTCAGTGGATTCTCCACATAACGTTCCAGTGTTAGCAGGTAGTCTTTAAATGACTCTGCCTGCCATTTGTTCCACCTATCTAATTTGGATTGTTTCACTGAGATATACTTTAATACAAACGAGTCAAATTGTCAATCAGAAATACCACACCAATGTCGGTTTTTTAACGATTTGGAAAATGTTCATGTGATTCATTTGTCGACTGATATTTATTCGTGTATGTGTTTCGTTCAACTGGAACAACTTGACTAATCGGTAGTTGTAATCTATACTGATAGAAATTATGAAAAAAGAACAACAGGTAGAACAAATCGTGCTGTTTGGTTATAGAGTTCACATCCACGAGGATAAGGTGCAGATTTACAACGACGCATCCGTTCCATTTTATGATTTCAAGGGCGTGTCTGATCGACTCGTCCAATACCTCATTGACGAAGCTTTCGTAGAAAAGAAAAAGTTGAGAGTTGAGATTATAAGTCCAGCAGAAACCGATTCTAAATAAATATGTCTATATTTCCAAGTGCATATTGGTTTGGATTGATTCTGTGGGGGATTGTTTTTACGACAGCTGCATCTGGCCTAACCATGATGAGTTATCATTTTTATACAGAACTGAAGCTTAAAGTTTTGAAATACCGACTCCGTAAGTTGGTTGAGAAGCGGAAGAATTACGAAAGTATGTTGACCTCGGAAGAACTCACCAAACTAAATGAACTGTCTTGAATTTATTGCCTCGTTGATAGTGTGTGTGGGCGTCACAGCATTCGTCGGATTAATTTATTCTGCCTCGATTGTCTGGATGTGTCTTGTATCAGATTCCACTGAGAAGACGGCCGGCATTCAGATTCACCATTAAACTTTCTTAGAAAGTTCCATAGCGACCTTCATCGCGTCCTCTTTCGACAACGATGGATTCTCATACCACTTCTCAAGTACAGCACTGAGAATTTCAGCATAAATTGGACCCGGTTTAATTCCTGCTAATTTCAAATCTTCACCTGTCAGTGGAAGTTTTGGTTTCTCCGCCGTAGCTCCCAAAGTAGACAATCTGGTTCGGATATTCTCTATCTGAGCCGGCATGCTCGATGCTTCACTGTGCGAGACGTTGTCAGCGTGAATAACGTCTAGGATGTTTTCCAGTTCTTCACCCATCTCGACCTTAAATTTTCGCAGAGCCTTGTCACTCAACTTGATGGAATCCGGTCCACCGGACTTCAATCTCATATGGCTATTGACACCGAGGACAACTGATTTGGTCAGTTCGTTCGGATATTTCAACCGTCTCATTATTTCAGCGACCATCTTCGCACCCTCATACTCGTGGCCGTAGAAATGTACGCCGGTTGGAGTCACCGACCTAGTTACAGTTTTACCAATGTCGTGAAAAAGTCCCATCAATCTCTGAACCAATACTGGCTTTGTTTTACTCAACACATCCATTGAGTGAGCAAATACCGCATGCTTATGGTGGACGTTCTGAGTCATCTTGTATGACGCTTTAAATTCCGGCACGATGTAATCCAATACACCGGTAATCTTCAAAAGCTTGATAGCTCGGTGCGGAGAACCAGTCATCAACATCTTATCAATTTCATCTCGTATTCGCTCGAAGCTTATGTTTTCTAACTTGCTGGAATTCCGCTTCATGGCTCTTACCATGAACAACGGCAAATCCCAGTCATACTTGATAGCAAATCTCGCCGCTCGGAGAATACGGAGTGGATCCTCGGTAAAGATGATGTCCGGATCCAAAGGTGTCTGAACAACTCCTCTACGAATATCGTCCTTACCCTTACCAGTCAAATCAAGTATCTCACCTGTCGTCAAATCCTTCAAGAGACTATTGACCGTGAAATCTCTACGGTTCACGTCGTCGGCCAGGTCACCGGAAGTGACTTCCGGCTTTCGGCTTCCATCCGTGTATTTCTCCTTACGAGTGGCGACCGCCTCAATGTCTATATCACTCAAATCAATTCCGTTGTGAGTAATTCCTTGGAGAGTGAACTTGGCGGTACCATATTGTGGAAAGACAACCGGATTTGAAGAGTCTTTGTAATTTCCCATCTGCAACGTGGCCCATTTAGCGAACTCCATTCCCGCGTCAATTCCTCCCGTGACGACTACATCCAAATCTTTTGGATCTTTATTGAGCTGCATGTCCCGCACAGCCCCTCCGGCTAAGTACACCCGCCCTTTAAATGGACCCGATTTCACCAATTGCGTCAGATAATCTAATGCAGCGGTTTCCTTCAATCCCTCAGTCAACAAATTTTTTAACGACACACTCATTTTAATAATCTTTCAAAAATACATAAGACGAGACTGACGCCGGTTCGGCCTGTTGAATCAGTCTATTCATCTCAATTAAAGTTCTTCCCTCTCCCAACGTATCGTCGATCAGAAGAACGTTCTTTCCCTTGATTTTGTTATAAATATCCGATGTATCGTTGTCTTTATACTTTAAAAATTTACTTACATATCTTCTAAAACTCGCCTTAATCATTTTACTTTTAAACTCCGAATCCGGCATAGAAGCAAATCGCTTCTTGATGGTATCGAGATATTGTTTAGTCTTTTCGCTTGACTCTGTATCTGGCAGACTAATTTCCACATTTTTCAGAGTATCCTTTACGATTGTATTTGATAACACCTTGGCTCCAGTTTTCGCCCTTATTCTTTCCGCAATTACATCATTTAACGTGGAAGATGATTTAAGCGGAACAATCACATCATACGTCGATAACTTCTCAATTCTATCGAATCTCATTAGTGACTTGTCAATCATGTCACTGACGATACTAACAGTTTTTGGTTCACTATAACCTTTCAACTCAGTTCGTATGAAATTAACTCTATCATTCCACTCGTCTCTTGTAAAGGATGTTTTATCACCGCTATTCTTGAAATATACATTATAAGTAGTGAACATATAAGCGAAGAATATCTTATACATTCCTTGACTTGGCATCGAGTAAAACTTATTTACTTTGTTATTGACAAACAGTTTAAGTTGGTCATTTGGATTATCGTTTTGAATATCGAATACCACTTGACCATCTTTGGTCGATATTCCCTCGGAAATAATGTTGGCGAGTTTAATCATATGTTCCGTCCATGATTAACAATATAATCCTTATTAACAATATATGTTAACTTACACATCACGGCCAGTTGCATCTTCGTGACTAATTCCGTCTTTGTTAGTTAAAAAGTGATATACTTCTTCAACATCATCCGTTGATGTGGCAATGTGATCAATAGCCCAGCCGTGTCCATCTTCCAATATCTGATCTACGTTTGATTTGTCCATTGCAAGCATTTCATCTATAGCATGTTTGAGAGTTTTTAAATTTGCAAAAAACATGTAGTTGTTTGAGTCGTGGTTTTCACTCAATGCATTTTGCACTTCTTCTCTGATTAGGTTTTTCAGTTCTGTTATTTTCATGTTGTTTATATATATATAAAACTTTACTTATAGAGTAAGATCAGTTAGTTCAATCATAATTAGGTTAGGATTCGTTTACAGTCGGCATCGGCAACATGAACTCGGAGTCAGAACCGATGTTCTTCGGATTGACCACCGTGATTTTCTTTAGAATCTTTGGATTGAACACCACGAGCCACCGTTCTTCACCTGATTGATTTTGGAGGCTGGCGTCAACTCCTTTGCTTACCAAGAATTTTGCTATCTCGACACCGGGTCGACCAGAACCAGCTTCGTGATTGACAATTAAATTGTTCAAAACCTCACCACTTATCTCAGTTCGACTTGTTCTTTGAGAATAAGCAAGAATGTCCTTCACTATATCGTTTCTTTTCCTTAGACCGGATACTGTTTTAACGAAGTTTATCATCTCTACCGTGTGAACTACATTTCCTCCCTTGGCATACTTTCTAGCCGTGTCGTATGAATTTGTAAAATAGATGCCTACACCCCCTTCATATCTGCCCTTAACACTCGGTTGGAGTGAATCAGGTGTCAGTGACCATCGCTTTCCTCCGTGATACATTGTGAACGTATCGGACGACTCCGTTTCATTTAAAGTGATAGAACTTTTAATTTGATCGGCATAAAATGCAACGTATATATCGTGTTCAGGTATACTTCCTTTGAAATAAAAACCGTCAAACCCATCCTTTATGGCTTCTTTTTTCAAATCAATCATGCTCTGTTTATAAGAATCATATCTAATCCATGAGGAAATCATGTCCTCGAATTCATCGACGGTAAACGGCTTAGGATTTTTAATACGAAGAAACACCGGTATAGTCCGTCCGTATTTACGGCGTTTGTTGAGGTCGCCGCCGCCCGCGTAAGCACCAGCTGTTCTCGGATTGGCAGTAAACCACGCACCTGTTGCGCTCGTGTTAAATACTGAAAAATTTGTTTTTGTATGGGTACCGTGATACATCCTAATCGGGTTTCCACTCCCATCAACCACCACGCTTCCATTGAACCAGTCTTCAAAAGTTTCTTTAATTTCTTTTAATATTTGTAGTAGTTTTATCATATTACCAAGCACGACAGGACCAATATCTGGCTTTAGTACGTGGTCCAGGATTATCACAATTATGTCTCGCTCTAAAAGATTTACGTCTTTTTGGATTATTCTTTTTTATGGTCATTCTTTTACCTTTAGCTGAAGATCCACCAAATCCAAAATTTACCTTAACTACTTTTCCTTTAGGATTTTTAACGTATACTTTAAATTTCTTGACATCACCTTGCATTGGTTTACCAAGGTTCACTTTACGACCGTGATATTCCGCTTCACACAATGGCTGTTTATATTCTCTCATGAATTGAACAAACTCTTTCACATCTTGTTCACTCTCAACGTCGTATTCTTCAATATCTTCAATGCTGTCTTCATTTGGATGTAATAATTCATTGATTATATTTTTGATAATTTGTCTTAATTCTTTAAGTTTCACTTTAGCTTTTTCAGTGTTAGGAACAAATTGTTTGTTTGATGCTGCTTTTTTTCGTGATGTAGCAGCTCGTTCAGCTTTAGTTAAGCTGTTTGCTTTAGCACGAGGTAAACAACGAGTTGTTTTATTACCTTTTTTCATTGTACCACATGGACCTGTGATAGTACCTTGTGTATTAATTCTGACCCACTTGTCTTTTTTAAACCAATCACGCAATGATTCATGTACATCATCACCTTCCTTCAAACGACCGTTACATACTTGAACGGCACGTCCAGATAAATAAGCTGAATGTTTTTCACCGGCTGCGAGACGGCGCTGGCGGTAAGCTCTACCTTTAGGGCATAACTTCTTTTCGGTTAATACTTCGTTTAATATGTCTTTCAATTTAATCATAATTTCCCATCTCGTTTCGCACGGTTAAACTCTATCCACAAATTCGTAGACCTCACTCTAGCATCTGACTCCCATGGCCGCTTCCAATAGATTTCTTTATCGAAAACCCGTCCGTTCCACATACGTTTAACATAATCCAACATACCTGTGTGGAGTTGTTCAACGTGAATTAACTCGTGTGCCAGTGCCCTTACCTTTTTGTCAACGTCGATTGTGTTGTCTATCTCTATCACAAAGTTACCGTATACACCATTGACATGAGTGTATTTTAATTGACCCTCGTCTCCTGTCCCGACAAGCGAAGTCAATACGACTTTAACATTCAAATCCTTGATGCCAAGCTTGGATTTGAAAAATACCTGAGCCAGCTTCAGCCGCTTGTTGTCGTCAACGGATTCTTTCAGAGAATCTTTTTTTGACACCGTTCCATTATTCTCGTTTAACTCTTTTGCTTTTTTCGCAATAAGCTTATCTAAAGGAATCGCTCCGTATAAGTGCTTTATCTTGGCCACTGGCATACCGAATTGTTTTTCCAATCGTTGATACAACGTGTTGACGTCCTTGGGTCTGCTTTGAAGTGCTTGAATGATAGCCTTATCCAATTTACCTTTATTTACGTGCAAATCCCGCTGCATCTGTTTCATTCGACGTTGTTCGTCGGATGAAGTAGGTCTTTCGACTGAACTAAATGTCTCATCGTAGGAATGAAACATACGTTCGTCACGTCCATCCTCAAAAAACACATTATCGGGTTTTACATATATCTTTTGGAGAAAATCGTCGATCAGAGCTTTGTTTTCTTTCAGAACCACAGTCACATTAGTCGCATCCATTTCCCAAAATGGGAAATACCAATTTCCATTGCGTTCAAACAATCTACCATCCAAGATCGATCTGTCATCTACGGTAGCATATCTATCGGTCAAATTGAGCACGCTCCGAATACTGGAATGGGCAGGGAATGAACCAATTCCACTCAGAATGTCATCTATTGTTTCGTCTGAATACAAACCCCTCGCCCCATACAAATCCTCTTGTAATCCCGGACTGGAACTGATGATTTTATTTCTCTTGTAATCAAATGCGACCCACTGTGTTTTGTCATCTTTTTCATCCGGATAAACCATAAAGGTAAATCTCGCATCATGGAAATCTATGAGGTCTAACTGACTCGGATCATCGGAGCCGCCGTGCATTGCCGGTATGGATATGGCATCCGGAGACTCAGTTAAAATTGACTTTAAGCTTAACATGGAATCACATTATGAAGATTTTCCCGGTGCTCTCTGATATTGCATCTTCAGCGTAATATCCGAAATCACGTTCAATGCTTTTTATTAAATCATTTACGTCTTCGATATTCCGAGTGTAGGCATGTTCTTCTCTACCGTATGCACCATACTTTTTACGAATCGAACTCTTGAGTGGGTTTAGAGTGATTTTACCGTTCTTCAGGTATTGAGCAAACAGTTCGTAGTAGAACTCGAAATATCTGCTTATTTTTCCTTCACGAGCACTTCGCATGGTTCCGATTTGATTGAAGAGGCTGGATTTAACGAGTCGTGTAATATCAGGTAATCTAGTCGGGCCCCCGTCTCGGTCATAATTCCTATAATCATTTCCACCGGAAGTTTTACTCTTATCCAAGTTATAATGAGTCAAAACTTCCTCGAATGATTTCTCTAACCAATTAGTCATTTCAACGAATGAATATTCTCTACGAATCGCATGACCGAACCTGTGTGCCATCGTCCAAGCGGTCATTGGAATTTTCTCACCAGCGGAGTTTCCTACGAAGAAAACGGTAATGTTATTGTCATTTATGACGCCGTTTCTCAACTGTTCCGGCTTCAGTCCAAGTCCCTTTGGGTATGCATCGAAAACAAAACTTTCAGGAACCACACCCTTCTCCGCAAATTTCCTTCGGCCGGTCAAGTTAACAAAATAGAAATCAAAATCGGACGAGGTATTTTTGAAGAAATCCTTGACCTTGGTAATAGTAACGGGATGTTTTATTATATCACGGTCACGTTTATCTCGGAAGGCGGCGCCTTTGTCAAAGTCACCGATGGTCTGGAAGGTATCCACGGGCACCTCATGGAGAACACTGGAAACAGACTCGCGAACAGCTGTCTCATTTAAAATGTCAATAAGTCTGGTCATCATCCGTATAAATAGATGACCGATTGGGTTAAGTTATCGGTTTTCTACAAGAGCATCGTATATCTCAAACCAATCTCCATTTACCGCGTCAAAACCGGCTTTATCATCCAACAGAAAATTGAAGTAAATTTTACGTTGAAAGTCACATAAATCCGAGTTGGGACACTCTGGATTTTCATTAAAATAGTGGAATTTTAGGTCGAATAACTGACAAGCATCCATAGCCGCTTCCTTGTAACTAGAAGTCCAAAGAATCGTCCTATGTGACTCGTGGTTGTATAAGTAATCCAGCACATTCTTAGCACCAGGCAACAACGCAGAACCGTGGTTGAATTTGTTATACTTGCCGGTTATGACAGTGTCGTGAAGGTCAACCGCCCAATACAGTTTTTCCCACCCGCGTTGTTTCTTTTGTTCCAAGACGTCGCTTATGATTTTCTTCCATGTTCTCATAGGTCAATGAGTTTCATTCTATAATTATGTTCTATTTTTCGTTTCTTTATTTGATCAAAATCAAAGGTATAATCGTCTCCAACGAGTTCCATTTTCCAAATAGCACAATTCCAAGGATTTACCCATGTGTCAAAATCATCCACTGTCTTATTTAATAGATTCATTAATAACACTCGCATGGCCATTCCATGAGTGACTAAGATAAGGTTTTCGGGGAAATCATCTCTTTGAAAATCCCTGTATAAGTTCTCGGTGAAAGAACCCATTCGATCATAGACATCTGCGTTGCTTTCTCCGTGGGGAAATCTATAAAAGAACACCCCAAATTTGATTCTGTCCTTTTCACGTTGAATATCGTGCGCCGACAGAGGAAGACAAGAATGCCACTCTTGTTCTCTCAGTCGGGCATCCTCTTTGACAAACCTACGTTCTACTAGACCAGCGGCCTTCAACGATGACAGTATTCCATTGGCGGTTTCTATGGTTCGGATGAAAGGGCTGTAATACAATGCAGCATACTTTCCATCCATCAAACTGACGATTTTATGTCCCGCATCCGTGACTTGCTCCCGTCCTCGTTCAGTCAATCTAACTGCATAATCCGGGGTCGTTTCATAAATTTCTTTATTTGCGTTCCCCGCACTCTCGCCATGTCTTA